TCGATTACAGGCATGGAGCTGATATAAGACTATTAAAGCAATTTAAAAGCAGCGGCGATGAAGTGTCTAAAAAGAAAGAACATTTATGTTCTGAAGCCGAACGATCTTTAGTCGTTCGGTAGTTCACGAAAGCAGGTAAGTAATCAAATAAAGTGTACACGTGAAAATAATTGTATTCAAAGACCTCGTAATTAAAAATTTTCTTTCCTTTGGTAACAATGTTTCAGAAATATCTTTTCTAAGAGGTATTAATGCAATTACAGGGATTAATAGAGATAAAGAAGACTCAAAAAACGGTGTAGGGAAATCTACAATAACAGAAGCTCTACACTTCGCACTCTACGGCACAACAATACGGGAGCTCAGTAAAGAATTTATTGTTAATTCTAGCAATAAAAAGAATTGTGAGGTTACTTTACACTTCGATTTAGTACATAATAACGTAGTAGACAGATATGTTATTAAAAGAAGCATAGCACCTACAAAGTGTCAATTATTTAAAAATGATGAAGATATAACACTCTCTACTTTACCGAAAACAAACGAACTTATTCAAAACATAATAAGAGCAACGAGCGATGTGTTTCAAAACTCTGTAGTGATGACGGTAAATAATACAGTGCCGTTTATGGCTCAGAGTAAAATAGATAAACGAAAGTATATCGAAAATGTTTTAAATTTAGAAGTTTTTTCTAAAATGCTTCAGCAAGTACGAGAAGAGTATAATGATACAAAAAAAGATTATGAAGTATTTTTTGCAAAGCAAACGAGCTTAACAAATACAATTACGAATAATAAAACACAACTTGAATATTTTGAACAGAGTAAAATTAAAAGAGAAGAAGACATAAAAGATAAGATAAACAAGCATGAATTAACTATAAAGCAATTAAACACTCATCTTAAAAAAGTACCGGAGAAAGCGCTCTCTCTTATTGATACTAAAATTAACACTCTTATTACTTTAAAACAAACGAATGATGAAAAATTCATTAGCACAAAAGTTTTAATAAACAGTGTTAAAGATAAGGTACAGAATTATAAACAACAAATAGTTGATGTTAAAAAAGTTGGCGCTGTTTGTTCGGCGTGTTCAAGACCGTACGATGATGTTGATAATAAACACAGAGAAGAACGTATAAGTCAATTAGAAAAACAAATTGAAGATACAGAGATAGAGTTATTACAGCAGACAGAAGTATTTAATAAAATAGTATCTGAGAGAAATACTGCTCAAGCAGAAGTAGATACGTTTAGTAAAAAGAAAAAAAATCTTTTAGATATCAATGATAACAATAACAAGATAATTGAAAAAATTAAGTATATAAAAGAATCTATAACTCAGTATCACGAGGATATTGTTAAAATAAAATTAGAAACTAATGATCAGTTATTAGCTCTTATTGATAGTACGCAAAAAGAATTTTTAAACATAGAGCAAAAAGTTAACGAGCTTAATACAGAATTACAAGTTTTAGAGCATGTAAAGTTTATTGTATCTGAGGAAGGTGTAAAATCGTATATTGTTAAAAAGGTGCTTGATTTGTTAAACTCAAGACTTTCCTATTATCTAGGAAAATTACACGCTAACTGTATATGTAAATTTAATGAGTTTTTTGAAGACGAGATTACAGATGAACAAAGTAATATAAAGTCGTATTTTAATTTCTCGGGCGGTGAAAGAAAGAGAATAGATCTTGCTTGTTTATTTGCGTTTCTAGATATTAAGAGACTACAGGGAGATATAGTTTTTAGTACAGTGTTTTATGATGAATTAATTGACTCGGCGCTAGATGAAAAAGGGGTAGAGTTAGTTCTAGATATATTAAGAGAGCGTTTTAGTTTATATAACGAGAGTAGCTATATAATAACACATAGAGGTTCAGTAGTCTTAGGTAATATAGATAATACTATTATGCTTGAAAAACGAAATGGTATTACATATATATTATCATGACCGAATATTCATTTACGCATTCTGGACTAAATTCTATAGTTGGAGCACCGATTGGTTTACCGCCCTTTATACCAAATTCAGTACACGCAGTGCAGTCTGCAAGACATGCACTCCCCCCTCCGGAGATGCCTGGTCAAGGATTACCGAGAGCACTTAACTATCTAGCGGATTACGGTGGTTGTAGTTTTTATAGGTGTATGGCGCCTAATTTAATGCTTAACCTATATCAAAAGGCGGTTGTTATAGAGTCTACTGCAATGGTATTAGACCCACGGTTCTACCAAGGTCTTAAGGCTGTAAAAATACAAAGACAAGCTACACCTGTACAGAGAGATTTTGTTAAATTTTTAAAAGAACTCTCAAAACAAATTGGATTTAAAATTATTTACGAGATTGATGATATAGTCTTTAGAGAAGATATTCCGGATTTTAATCGTAATAAAGATGCGTTTACTTCTGACGAAATCAGAAACTCTATTATCGATATTATAGAAATGTGCGATGAGGTTACCGTTACATGTGACTACATGAGAGATTACTTTAAGAGTAAAACAAAGAATCAAAATGTAACAGTAATACCCAATTATCTGCTCAAATGGTGGTTTGATAGGTATTATGATATTAATAAGCTAATTAAAGGTTACGAGAAAAATAAAAAGAAACCTGTAGTTTCTATCTTTGCTTCTGGTACACACGTTGATGTTGTTAATAGAACAAATCAAAGAGATGATTTTACCGCTGTTGTTCCTGCTATTATAAAATCTAGAAAAGACTTTAAATGGCAATTTTATGGCAGCTACCCGTTACCACTAAAACCATTTATTGACTCTGGTGAGATCTCGTATGTGCCTTGGGTCCAGTTACCTGAGTTCCCTGAAGCTGTTGCAAACTCAGGCTCTCAACTCACTTTTGCAGCTCTAGAAGATAACAATTTCAATAGAGCAAAGAGTAATATTAAATTGCTTGAGGCAGGAGCTCTTGGCGTACCTTGTGTATGTCCAGATATGGTGACGTACAAAGATGCTTTCTTAAAATACAAAACTGGTGAAGAATTTATCGATCAAGTAAAATACGCACTTAAAGATCAAAGCCGTTATGTAGATCTTTGTAAAAAATCTAGAGGTTTTGCAGAAGGACATTGGCTTGAAGACGAGAAGAATATCGGTAAACATCAAGAAGCGTATTTTACTGCGTATAATTCACCAGAAAGAAAGTATCTCCTAGAAACAAACCCGAAAAAGGCTTGATAGAGAGTAGATCTAATATACAATATACGGTATAAATTATGTACCGTAATTGTTATTATGATAGTTTTAACGGATCTGTATTTCTACGTACGTGGTCTGAAGAAGGTGTAAGAATTGATACTGAAATGCCTTTTTCTCCGTATTTGTATACAGAAGATGAAAGAGGTAAAGATGCCACATCTATTTTTAAAACCCCTCTTAAGAAGCATGTCTTTAGAAATAGCTTTGAGCGTAGTAAGTTTGTAAAAGATTCTAGCAGAAAACGTTTTTTCGGAAATTTACCACCAGATCAACAATTTTTAATTGACATGTACAGAGACACTGTACATAGTAAAGATTTTAGTAAGTTTCCTTTAAAGGTATACTATTTTGACATTGAAACTTTTTCACCAACCTCATTTCCCGTTCCTAAGGAAGCTAAGGACCCCGTTATTCTTATAACGGTTTATAACTCTCTAAACAATCAGATTGATACATGGGGTGTCGAGAAAGAATATACACCTAAATCCTCTAACGTTAGATATCATAGATGTAATTCTGAAAGTGAACTCTTTGAAAAATTCATGAATTTTTGGAAAGCTGATCCACCAGATGTATTTGTCGGGTGGAATTCAAACAACTTTGACATACCGTATATTATCAATAGAGGTAGAAAATTATTAAATGATGATTTTATTAATCAGCTATCACCTCTAAAAAAATTACATTATAGAGAGTTTAGAAACGAATTCGGGCAAGAGACGGGTAAGTGGAATATACACGGTATTAGCTGTATCGATTATATGGAGTTATATAAAAAATTCTCAAAAGGAGATAGAGAATCATATTCTCTTAACTACATTTCTGAGTATGAGCTTAAGGAAGGAAAACTAGCAATTAACGCCACCAATCTTTCAAATTTAGCTGAAACAGATTGGGAGAATTTTGTAGACTACAACATACAAGACGTAAATCTTCTTATTAAACTTGATGAGAAATTAAACTACCTCAACATTGTTAGATTATTGGCATATAAAGGATGTACGAATTTTGAATCAGCTTTAGGTAAGATCGCTATTGTAACTGGTGCAATGTCATTGCAAGCAAGCGAACAAGAATATGTAATACCTACATTTATTAATGATGAGATTAGAGACCCACTAGCCGGTGGCTTTGTAAGAGACCCGGTCAGAGGTTTACACGAGAGCATTGTAAGCTTTGACGTAAACTCACTATACCCTAACGTTATTATTACGCTTAACATCTCATCAGAGACAAAGCTTGGAAAGATAGTTACAGGTGATTACGAGAAAGACGAAAAAATTGAAATAAAGCTTGTTAACGGTAAAGTTTCGGGTATTAGCACAGAGAAGTTTAAAGAATTTATAAAAAAAGAAAAAATTGCGGTTTCTAAAGCTGGAGTATTATATTCACAGAAGTTTAAAGGGGTTTGCCCGAACTTGATTAATAAGATCTATACGGAGAGAGTTGAAGCAAAAAAGAAGATGAAAGAGCTTGAGCTTTCAAAGAAAAAAGATAAAGAGACACAGGATTCTATTATCTATTACGATACACTTCAGTACACGTTAAAGATTCTACTTAACTCGATTTTCGGGGTATTCGGAAACAAGCATTCGCCGTTTATGGATATTGATAATGCCTCATCTATTACTCTCACAGGACAAGCAGTTGCAAGAGCTGGATCTGACATTCTTAGACAATATGCTATTAATAAATATGGTATAGCGGAAGATGTTGTCGTATACGGAGATACCGATTCTGTAGTTGGTGAAACTCTTATAAGAACAAATCAAGGCCAGATATCTATAGAAATTTTATACGAAAACTATAAAGATAATAGAAAAAACATAACTCACCATGGACACGAAATCATAGACGTTCAAGATAATAATGTCCGAGCATTAACATACAATTCAGTAACAGAGCAGGTTGTTCAAGGTAGAGTGAAAAATATAATAAGACATAAAGTATCTAAAAAGAAATATAGAATAGTGGTTGACGGTAAAGAGGTGATTATGACCGAGGATCACGGTTGTATGGTAATTAGAGACAGTAAGCTAATAAGAGTGTCCCCTAAAGATATTAATATTAAGACGGACAAGATGATAGTTGTTAGGGAAAATACATGCGACAATAAGCAATACGAAATAACTGATATTACTGTAGTAGAATACATAGGGGAGTTTGAAGATGAGTATGTTTATGATTTAGAGATGCAAGACGAAACAGAGCATACATTTTTTGCAAACGACATACTTGTACACAATTCCTGTTATATCACAATTACCCCTATACTCAAAAAACTCGGTATTAAATTAACAGACGAGACTAGTGTAGTATCAAAAGAGGCGCACGAAGTAGTGGATGATTTGGATAGGGTTGTTAATACAGAGATTCTTAAATGGGCTAGAGAAGAGCTCAACTCTATAGATCCGAGATTTGAATTTAAAAGAGAAGCAATAGCAGGAGTAGGAGCGTTTTTAATGAAAAAGCGCTATATTATTCAAGTACTAGATGATGAAGGTATAGCAGTTAATAAGTTTAAATACGTAGGAGTGGAGATAGCAAGATCGACAACTCCAAAAAAAGTAAAAGAACTTATTAAAAAGACTGTTGAGACAGCGTTTCTAACAAAAGATGTAAAACAGACCAATGCAATCTTTAGAGAAGCTTACGAGGAGTTTAAGCATCTCGATATACAAGATGCTTCGTTTCGTAGAGCTGTAAAAGATTATGAAAAATACAGTAAAACTGCTTCATTGAGTAAATTTGAAAAAGGTACACCTTGTCACGTAAAGGCAGCTATTGCATACAATCTCCTACTTGAAAAATACAACTTACAAAGTAAGTATGAAAAAATTAACTCCGGTCAAAAAATAAAGTATTTTTACGCTGTAAAGAATGCGCACAACCTTGATGCAGTAGCTTTCGTAGCAGAGTATCCAAAAGAATTTAGAGATCTTATAAAAATTGATTATGATAAGATGTTTGAAAAAATAGTAGCTGCTCCAGTAGAAAGTGTTTACGAAGCGATTGAATGGAGAATGCCTAATTTTTCTAGAGAAGTACAGACAGATTTATTTGACTTATTTGGAATGTAATTTATTATATTGCTTTATGCGAATTTCTCACGAAACCCCTATATCTCTTCTCGATATATCACACACTTTTTGCGATTACGAATACTGCCTTGTACATTTGCTACCTCTGTATGAAAAATACAGAGAGCATTATTTTAATGCTGTTAATTCAGGCAGACACGTACTGTTAGATAATAGTATTTTTGAACTTGGAGAGTCTTACGATCCTGATGAGTTTGCAAAATGGATTAACGATTTAACCCCCACAGAGTATATTATACCAGACGTATTAGAAGAAGCTGAAAAAACAAAAGCAAACTTTGACAGTTTCTTAGCAAAATATAATAATTTACCCGGTAAACGTATAGCTGTTGTCCAGGGTAAATCGTATGAAGAAATTAGAGATCTTTATTTATATTTTTTAAACAGTGAAGCAGTTAATAAGATAGCTATTTCGTTTGACTACAGTTATTATCTTAGCGATGATTGTAAAGAGTATGCTAAGAGAATTAATTTTGAAACAAGAGAAGATAAATGGTGGAACTTTGCTTTAGGTAGAGCAGCAGTTCTCTTCAGACTTAAAGAAGACGGTTTACTTTCAGAAAAAAAGAAACTACATCTCCTTGGTTGCTCTTTACCAGTTGAATTCGGGTTCTACAAATATCTTGACTTAGATACATATATTGATACAATTGATACATCAAACCCTATAGTGGCTGGTATTTTAGGTAAGCGTTATAAGGAACATGGATTAGACGAAAAGTGGTCTCAAAAGCTTGTTGAGTATATAGAAGCTGATTTGACTTCACAGCAAATTAAGGATGTGTGGTATAACGTCAATATGTTTAAAAGGATTATTAATAAGTGAAAATTTGGAGTTGCTTCTTTAGTCAGACAGGTTCAGAGATATATAATTTATCTAAAACTCTCAAGAGAGTGCCAGATGTCATTATTACGAATAAGTCAATTGATAATATAGACACTATTAATAAAGGTCTCGTTGACGAGTATTTTGATAGAATTTTATTTTTACCAAAAAAACCAAATATTGAGGAATATGAAACAGCTATACCTGAGGGTAGTGTCGTTACCTTACACGGATATCTACGTATTATACCTGCAACAATTTGTGAAAATTATGAGATTTATAACCTACACCCCGCTCCGTTAACCACATACCCATTTTTAAAAGGTCAGGATCCTCAAAAAAAGATATTCGAACAGAAACTATCTTTAGGCGGTAACACTATACATAGATGTACAGCAGAATTAGATAGCGGAGAAATTCTTTTAGAGGAAAACTTTAACGTTCGAGGACTAAACTTAGATACTCTTATTGCATTAACACATAAAAAAGCTTCAGGTTTATGGTATAATTTTTTAAAAGAGAGGGTAAAATAATAATATGAAAATTGCAATTTCAGGTGGAGCAAGTCAAGGTAAAAGTACACTAGTAAACGCACTGAAAGACGAGTCTATCTTTAAAGATTATCTATTTTTAACTAATCTCACACGTAACTTACAACAACAAGGTATACCGATTAATGAAAACGGAACGACTGTTACGCAGTTACATGTAATGTTAAAGCATTATGAGAGACTAAATCAAGGAAATAATGTTGTACTAGATCGAAGTGCACTAGACGGTCTTGCGTATAGTATGTATTTTTATGATAAAATAGATCTACCTTTTAGAAGTATTATTACTAAAATGTTTGAAGCTATGATATATAGCTACGATCGTTTGTTTTATATTGTACCGGAATTACCTCTTGTAGAGGACGGAGAAAGATCTGTAAATAGAGAATTTTTTAACGCGGTAAATATAAATTTTGAAAATATTATTAGAGATTATAATCTTAATATTATAAGACTAACAGGAACTGTTAGTGATAGAATTGAGCAAATTAAAAACAATTTATGAGTAAATTAGATAACACAGAAATAAGCAAAGTATTAGGTCAACGAGTTGATGCACCAAAACAGTATGATAAAAGTATCCTCGTAAGAGAGAAGCGTGCAAATAACAGAGAGTATCTCAATATTAAGGATGATAATTTACCTTTTATCGGTATTGATATTTGGAATAACTGGGAGATTAGTGCGCTAACAGATACTGGGTTACCAGTAACGGGTATTGCTAAGATCACGTATCCATGTAGTAGTAAATATATTGTTGAATCTAAGTCAGCAAAACTATATTTTAACTCTTTTAATATGTCGCGTTTCGGTAAAACGCCAGCAGATGTAATTAAAAATATTGAAAATACCTCGAGTAAAGATTTGTCTGATTATCTTGAAACAGATGTGGTTGTTAAAATTTTTACAGCTGCTAAACACCCGTCTACAGATAGTGATGTATTTTTTAAAACGTTTAAGAATATCGATTTAATTAATAGTAAACTTGTTACGGAAACGTATAATGAAACACCTAGTTTGTTGAAAACTATTAATACTGAAGACAATATAGGGGCTGCTATTAATCAGCGCTATTGCAGTAGTTTGCTTCGTTCGAATTGCCGAGTTACAAATCAACCTGACGCTGGGGATGTATATATTAGTATTACGACAAAACATAATATTGATCCAGAAAGCCTTTTAAAGTATATTATAAGCTTTAGAAATGAGTGCCATTTTCATGAAGAAATTTGTGAATGTTTTTACGCTCGCTTAAAAGAAGTATATGAGGCAGAAGAACTCTTTGTAGGTTGCTTCTACGTGAGACGTGGTAGTCTGGATATTAACCCGGTACGAGCTAGTAGTGAGAGTATGATTCCGTCATTTTTGAAAACCCCGGAAACGCCGTTTTTTAAAATGCCGAGACAGTAAGTTGATTTATTAAAAAAATAACTATAAATTATCTAGCACATGAAACAAGAAAATAACCTTATCACATTCCTTGATGCAGTAGGTCGTACTGTACTAGGAGAACTAGTTATCGGTGACACAACTAACACTCACTTAGCGATTAAGAACCCAGCAGTTGTTGCTGTCTCTCAACAGCAAAACGGTCTACAGCTACAAATTCTACCTTTGTTTTTTAAAGAATTTTTAGCTGATAAAAACGAATCAACTATTTGGCTTTATAATAAAGATAAAATTACTCAGTGTAAAGATGTCTTGTTTGATTTTAAGCTTAATGCTCAATATCAACAGCTTTTTGCGCCTGTAGCACCTGTTCAGCAACCTGAACAACCAGCTGTCATTAAACTTTTTGATGACGAATAAAACATTTGTATAGATGCCGTGGATCAAAAAAGCCGAGCTAAAAGCTCGGCTTTTTTGTTGAGATTTTTATTAGATAGTATATTATATACGTATGGCACCAAAAACAAAAAACGAACTATCCGGTCTTAAAGATATTTTTAAATCTGTAGACGATCTCAATCCAGACGCAGCAGTACTTGATGCTGCAACACTCTCTACAGCAGATGAATGGATTGACACTAGCTCTTACGCATTAAATGCAATTATTTCAGGATCTCTCTATAAAGGTATTCCTTCTGGTCGTATTACAGGGTTCGCTGGACCGAGTATGGCTGGTAAGACTCTTATCATGAATAAGATTATGGCTAACGCTCAGAAGATAGGTTATATACCTGTTATTTGGGATTCTGAGGTAGCAGTAGATAAGAAAAGCGCACAAGGAGCAGGAATGGATACGTCGAGAGTTAAGTACTATCCAGTAGAGACTATTGAAGATTGCCGTAACCAGATGTGCGTGTTCCTTGATAACGTAATTAAAGCGAGAGAAACAAACCCTGATCTTAAATTTATTGTAGCTATTGACTCGCTCGGTAATCTAGCAAGTGCAAAAGAGGTTAGAGATGCATCAGCCGGTAAGGATGCAGCAGATGTTGGGCAGCGCGCTAAAGCATGCTTGCACCCGGATACATTAGTGCAAACCGAAAGCGGTATGAAGAGAATTGCAGACGTAAATACAGGGGATAAAGTATTAACACATCTTGGTAGATACAAGACTGTAACAGATAAGTGGAAGACGAAACATAGTAAAGCTATAAAACTAACTGTTAACGGTATGCAAATCGTTATGTCTAAGAATCATAAAATGCTTGTTCAGCGTAACAAGCAACTACAATATGTAGTTGCTCAACATATTAAACCATCAGATAAACTTGTTAAATTGAGTAATTAAACCTCACCATCCTGATACTTAAACCGGTTGATTTTTAAAAATCAACCGGTTTTTTGTTGGTATTATTTTTAACGTTTTGGTATGTATGTTTTGATAAATATAATATATGAATGGAAACATTTCTTAAACATCCAATAAAAACATTTATGGATTTTTATGAAGTTTATACTACAATTCTAAACGATGAATCCAAACAACGAATTTATTTTTGCGGAAGATAATTACGAGTACCTTACCATAAACGATATCAGTGAAATTGATATTGATGAAGATCTAATTGATATTAGTGTAGAAGATGATAGTACGTTCTGTATTACGGATAGCAGTATTGTTTCACATAACTGTAAATCAATGATGCGTACACTTACTTACAAGGCAGCCAAGGCTAAGGTACCTATTCTCTTTAGTAACCATATTTACGAGGGTATGGAGATGTTTCCTACTTTAGTTAAAACACAAAGCGGTGGAAAAGGACCAATATATCTTGCTTCAGTCTTAGTGCAGCTTAGCACTAAGAACGAAAAAGCTAGTGACAATCCAGACGAACAATCTATCGCTATTGCACATAACGTTTCAGGTGTAACTCTAGGAGCTCTTACGGTTAAAAACCGGTTCGTTCCTTCTTATCTCAAGACAGAGTTATATCTTAATTTTAAATCTGGTCTAGATAAGCATGCCGGGTTATTTGAAATTGCAGAAGCGTTTAGTGTTATAGAAAAACCAGGTAGAACTGTAATGTATAAAGGTGAGAGCCTAGGGTATAGAAAAGATCTAGAAAAAGATCCAGCGTTCTGGGAGAAGATAATGCCAGAGCTTGAAAAAACATTACAAGAAAAGCTTTGTTACGGCGAAAATACTACCAAAGTCGAGGAGATTGAAGAAGAAGTAGAAGAGATCTGAAACACATGACAAACACTGAACCGAGTAAATTAGATCTCGATTATTATGAAAATGTCATACTTCTTAATTCGCTTTTAAATCAAGAATATTTAGCGTGCGTAATTGAGCATCTCGATCCTAGTTATTTTAATGACAAAAATATAGGTATTGTTTTTAATTCTATTATTTCGTTTTTCTTAGAGCGTGGTGCACCGCCCACGTTAACAGAAATTAAGTCAAGACTAACAACTGAAAATGAAAAAAAAGCTTTTACAGATGTCGGTTTAAAATTAAAGCAACTTGATACTAATTTTAATAAAGATGAATTAATTGCAAATACAGAGAGGTTCTTAAAAGAAAGAAGCTTAGTAAAAGCTATTAATGAAGCTGCAGAAAAATACACATCGGGTAAAATAGATTTACAAGAAACTCTATCTCAATTTGAAAAAGTATACAATATCTCGTTAGTTGAAGATTTAGGTTATTTTTATTTCGAAGATATTGAAAGACACATAAAAGAGCTAACGACTGTTTATAACCCACTTCCAACAGGCTGGAAGTTTTTAGATGAAAGACTCGAAGGCGGGTTATTTCCAAAAACGTTAACTTGTCTTGTCGGGCAAGTTAACGTAGGTAAGAGTATTTTCTTAGGTAATATTGCAGCTAATATGGTACTCGCAAACCACAACGTCTTACTCATCTCGCTTGAAATGTCTGAGTTTATGTACGCCAAAAGAATAAGTGCACAGGTTACACAGATACCACATAATCAATTGAGCGTATATACCGACGAACTTAAACAGCAAGTAGAGCATGTTGAAAGACAGCTTGAGAGTAAACTTGTAATTAAAGAGTATCCGCCAAAAACTATAACTGTTAGACACATTGATGCTTATATAACAAAATTAGGCCATAGAGGTTTTAAACCAGAGGTTGTAGTTATTGATTATATTAATCTTTTAAAACCCTCATCTAAAAACTTAAACTCATACGAGTCCGTTAAAGAGGTAGCGGAGCAACTTAGAGCGTTGTCCTTTAAGTACAACATTCCCTTTGTAACTGCAAGCCAATTAACGAGGAGCTCCTTTAATACTGCTAATCCGGGTATGGAGGGTATTTCAGAGTGTATTGAGGTTAATCAAATGATAACTCTTCGAGACGGTACAAAAAAGAAAATTGGAGATGTTGAATTCGGAGATCAAATCACTTCACATGACGGTTACAAGACTGTTACGCAAGTTCATCACAGAAACATTAAATTATGCTATAAACTTAAATTGAAGTCTGGAAAAGAAATTATAGTTAGCTCCAAACACAAATTCCCGACATCTGATGGAAGATTATCTGTAGAAGACGGTCTTAAGATTGGTGCTAAACTAAACACAAGGAATTCTTAAAATGAACGAGAAAATTATTCACTTTTTAAATAATAGGTTTGAAGCTCTGCAAAACCTAGGATTAGCTGATAGAGAAACAGACAAAGAAAAGTACATCGAAGTCGCAGCGAAAATTCTTGAAGAACAAGAAGAGAAAAATGCTATAACCGATAAGTCTATTGATTATAATGACGAGATCGTTAGTATAGAACCTGTCGGAGAAATGGAGACTATAGATATTTCTGTTACAGGTGATAGTCTATTCTTTTGTAATGATATACTTACAAAAAATTCAATTGGACTTGCGGCTACATGCGACGTAATATGCTCTTTGTGGCAGGAAGAGCAAGAGAAAGAGTTAGGTATTATTAATCTCGGTATGCAGAAAAATCGGTTTGGAGCTAATTTCGGGCATTGCGCTTTTAAGGTAAAATATGAAACACTAACACTAAAGGAAACGAATCCTGATTATTTTGCGAGCGATTCACCTGACTCTGCAGTTAATTCTGCGGAATCGGTACTCGAATCTCTAGCTGATAAATAGAAGAGTTGCAATAGTTACGTTTAACATGTAAGTACATCTTATATGTTAAACGAGAGAACTCTTCAAAAATATATGTTTCAAGGTAATCCTTTGGAGCAAATTTGTACAAAAGAATATATAGAAGGAGTTTTAATTTTTGGTTCTTTCCTTTCAATCATAAATAACAAAAAAATTAACGCATCAGGGTTATTTACATCAGTTTTACAAGATTTAGAAATGAGAGAACTTTTTATTTTCATTACGGGCTCTCAAAGTGTGCATGAAGCTTTATTAGGACTGTTGCAACTTTATCCGAATTTAATAAAATCAAAAAATACTAAAAAACTTTTTAATTCATCGTTTAGTAAAAAAAAGAATGACCGAACTAGAAAAAAGAATTTATAACACTCACCTTGCAGTTTCACGCTCTCTTAGAGGTAAACCATTCAAGAAGAGAAACGACTTCACAGGTTTTGAGGGTGACACAAATTACCGTTTTGTAAAAAAACTATCGATATTTTTTACAAAATACCCAGACATAGATTTAAACACATATTTTATAGCTCCGTATAAGCTATATACAGATGTACAGTATTTTGATTTATCATATTTTGCATCCCCGAGAGCTGTGAAAAGTTACTCTATCTTCAAACAAGAAATATCTCACAAGCAGCCAGATAATTGTAAGAGAGAAGTCGAAGAATCGTTACATTATATAGCTAAATTTTGTTTAGAACATAAAATTCAACTTGACGAGTACTCTTATTTTCGTACATCAAGCCTAGAGCCAGAATGGATATATCATATTAAAAGATCTAAAATAAACTGTTACGTGCTTATGGAGTTTCCTGGAATTCATGATATAATCACTAATCTACCTCAAGACGAGAAAAATTTATTTTTAGGAGATTTTGGTTCTAATTTTTTAGACTATAAAAATAGATATAACAATTCTAGAGCATTAAAGCCTTTTCTTACAGTAGCATATAATAAAATAAAATTTTTTGTAGATAAAACCTTGCATAAAACATATAACAATATACAATAATAAACGTATGACATTAACAAAAAACCTATTCAGCGAAATTAAAGCGTCTCTTACAACAAAAAAAGATGATAGCCCGTATAAAGAAATAATGAAATTCGAACCAGGAAAAACCTATGTGGTTCGTCTTGTACCTAATATTGTTGAACCTAGACAGTCTATCTATCATTACTGGCATCATAGCTGGAATAGTATTGCCACAGGGCAGTTTGTTACAGCTCTTTGCCCAGCTACCTATAATGAAGGATGCCCTATTGATGATTACGTCATTAAGACGTACCGCACCGGTACAACGGAAGAGAAAGAACGTATGAAACCTATTACACGGAAAGAAGCTTGGATGGTTAATGCGTATGTTATTTCTGATCCATCTAATTCAGATAACGAAGGTAAGGTTAAGATTATTCGTTATGGTAAAGAACTTGCTAAGATCATTACTAGCGCTATTGACGGAGATGATGCAGATGAATTTGGAGCAGAGAAAATTTTCGATGTAGCTAATGGCTGTAGCTTGCGTATTAAATGCGAATCAAGAGCAGGTAGTGCTAATGCTCGTAATTTTGTTACATATGCATCTTCAAAATTTATCTCACCAACAGCGCTCGAAGGTGTCAGTGAAGCAAAAATTGAAGCTATTCATAATGGAGTATTTGATCTCACTAAGATGTTTAAGCCGAAGACACGTGCAGAATTGCAGCGTATGATTGATCAACATTTCTTCTGTATCCAAGACACAGAAACTGAAGACGAGATTAATGAAGAGATTTCTACCGCTAATGTTACAGCTGCTCTAGCTAAACCTACGCTAGATATTGAGACACCAGCTAAGAACGCAGATCTTGATATGATTTTCGAAGGAGTAGAGAGTGCAAAAGACCCGGTCACAGAAGACGATACAGATGCAAAACTTAAGGAATTGCTTGCAGGTCTGTAATTTTATATGAGTATGAACATGCCAAATAAAAACACCTACGATTGGTTGGAAGATGAACATGAATTTGCAAACAACACTGAAAAAGATAAGCTAGCCAAGCAATGCACTACCTCAGTTTATGCGGATACATATATACCCCCTATTAGAATATATGATGATAAATTAGAAGTAACTGAAAAGTATTTGCAGTCGTTACCAGATTTACAGAATGGTCCGAGCTCGCTAATCTGCGGAGCACCGGTACCCATACAACAAGTCGGTATTAACAACTTTAAGCTACCACTCAGATATCGTACGAGAACTGGTTCGTTTTTAGATTTAGAAACAAGCATTACAGGCACTGTTTCTTTGGAATCTCACAAGAAAGGTATTAATATGTCTCGTATTATGAGATCTTTTTACGAGTTTAAAGATCATATTTTTTGCATCGATAAAATTAAAGACGTATTACAAGCTTATAAAGATCGTCTCGATGTTTTTGATGCGAGAATTATGCTGAACATTTCTTACCCCATTGTTCAGAAGTCACTGCGTTCAGGTAATTCAGGGTATCAGTACTACTCAGTAACGCTTGAAGGAGATTGGTTGAGAGATAACAACTTTAAAAAATATATACATTTTGATTTTGTGTATAGTAGTGCGTGCCCGTGCAGCTATGAGTTAGGAGAGCATGCATCAAAATATAGAAATAGAGCAGTAGTTTCACATAGCCAGAGATCAGTTGCAAGAGTATCTGTTTTATTTGAAGATATGCTTTGGATCGAAGATCTTCAAGAAATTTGTTTGAGTGCTCTTAAAACAGAGACTCAAGTAATCGTTAAGAGAGAGGACGAGCAAGCGTTTGCAGAGCTTAACGGTTCTAATCTCAAATTTGTCGAAGACGCGGCAAGACTGCTCTACGAAAAACTTAACAACGATCAACGCATTAAAGACTTCAAGGTAGTGTGTTCGCATCTAGAATCTCTACACTCTCATGATGCAGTGTCAGTGATAGTAAAGGGAGTAGAAGATGGTTTCAAACCTGGAGTAACGCTTGATGTTTATAAATCTCTAATAAGATAATATATACTTATGATTAATGATGATGAACTAGCAATAGCTTTTCTAGCTAAATCTGCAGCAAATGAGCTACATACTATAGACCAGTATACGACTCAGACTTCAAGTCTAGGTCCAGCAAATAGACTAAATCCTATTTCGTTTATACCATCCATACAGCAAGCACAGCAAATACAAACAGAGAGTAGTGTAGTAAATCAGCAAGCTATAATTGATCAGTTAAATAGAGAGGCTGCAATGGCATATCCTCTACCGCCGCCTGTAGCAAGTATGCCTCAATTACCTCAATTCCCTCTTAATGAAAAATATAATAACACTTCACATAGTAGCAGTGTATTAGATAAAAGCGTAATAGACGTACTAGAAAAGTTATCTACAAATTTAGTTGATATTAACGAAACACTTAATACTATTGTTGCTGTATTACAAAAAACGTGAATTCAATAATTAAATTTAAGAAAAATAGTTTTTTATCTCATTATCTGCTACCTATAAGCAAGGTAGCAGATAATGTATCTATAATAAAACAAGAAGATATTTTTTATACTATATGCACATCTCAAGCAGGTGGTAGTGCGGTTTTATACGCTAGCTATAAAGCAGCAGAGTGCACAGATATAAAGAGTAATATTAATATACCAGATATTAAGAAATTTATACGTTTGTTAGATTGTATAGAAAAAGATGATATTGAAATAGAAATACATGGTAATCATTTACGATATAAAGACGATATATTCAAATTTAATTATTTTCTACTTGAAGATGGAGTAATGCCTCGCTGCCCTATTAGCCCAGAAAAAATTAAAAAGTTTAATTATGATAGTGAGTTTGTGCTAACCGTGAACAAGTTACAAGAACTTTTAAAGGGTAGTTCTATAGCGACAGAATCTGATAAAATTTACATATCCACTAAAGATACAAAAGTATACGCCGAGCTTAATGATTTTGAAAGACACAATGTAAATAATGTGTGTTACCAGATTGCAGATACTTACACGGGTAATGATATTACAGTTCCAATAATATTGGGGTTAGAAAGTGTGAGATTGCTAGCAGGTCTTAAAACACATGCATTTAATGTTAAAATTAATGCTACTCTTAAAATCGCGTGTATTGAGTATGTTGATGAATATATAGATGTGAAATTTATTATTTCAGGTCTTGTAAAGTAGATTAATAAAAATTATGGCGAATAAACTCACAACTCTAGGATACACACTCAAACGATTAAGAGATAGTGGTTACTATGCTTATAAACTTTTTACTGATTATAATGACATAGACCCTCGGGTATGGTCAATAATTATTGATCCTGGTTATGCGTCTGTTTTTTGTACATGTTATGTAGAAGACCCTCTTATTGAAGAAACGTATTTAGAGTTATACGATGGCGGGCAATTTATACCCGGGCGACTAAAATTAAAGACAGATTCTTTTGAAGTGTTAGTAGAACACCTTGTTCGTTATGGTATTAATAATAAATCCGAGAGTTATCCTTCTGAAAAAAAATTAAACATAAAAAACAAATAACTTGTTTAAGTGAATAAGTTACATAAATATTTGACATAAGTTATGCCAACAGAAGGTGAAACACCGAAAAAAAATAAACCCCGTGTACGTAAAACTAACGGACCCGTTAAATCAGTAAACCCAGTAAAACCGGTAACTACTGCTCCTTTCGTACAAAAGCAAATAGATGATGTCATAGAGCAAGCACTAACCCGTTTCTATGAAGCATCGAGAGGTAAACAGAGTAAGATACACGATCTACAACACTTAGATACTATCGTTGCAGAATACTTGCAGACGTTTATGATTCTAGGGTACGATATTAACGGTGAAAAAATCTGCATTTCACATGCATCTACTCCAGCAGCTAGAGATTCTTTAATAGAACATTTAAGAACAACGTTTCTCTCAATAATGAATGGTGGAGAGTAGGTATGGGGAGACCGCGTAAAAACGCTATTCAAAGCGCACCTGTAGAGCATTCTGCAGATAGTATTATATTAGAGCCTGTAGATGATGCACAATACTATAGAGGAGATAAAAAAATACCAAAGGAAGATGCTCAGTTTACCTGGACACCCGCGATGGTTAAGGAGCTTAAAAGATGTACAGAGGATATAGTTTATTTTGCTGAAAAATATTTTACTATAACTAATATTGATAGAGGTAAAGAAACAATTAAGCTTTACCCTAAACAAAAAAAGGCATTACGTTCACTTGCAAATAACCGGTTTGTGGTATTGTTAGCTTCTAGACAATGCGGTAAGTCAACAATTCTAACTGTATATACGTTATGGAGCACATGCTTTTCAGCTGATCAAAGAGCTCTTATTGTAGCTAATAATGAAAATACAGCTATTAAAATTTTTAAAAAGATCAGACTTGCATACGAGCTTTTACCTAATTTTTTAAAACCAGGGGTTAAAGAATACGGAAAAACAGGTGTAACATTTGATAATGATTCCAGTATAGGTATTAGCACAACAACATCGACAGCTGCCCGTGGAGATACGGCAAGTATTTTGTGTGTACGTGGAGATGCTAAGCTAATGCTTAGAAATAAAATTACTAACGAAATTTTTGAACCGACTATAGAAGAGAGCTGCTTGCAAATAAAAGATAAACAACTCTACGAAATAAAATCTCGAAACGGGTTTATTAATTTTCAAGATATAAAATGCACTGGGGAATCAGATACCTTTATTAATATCGAAACTACAAACGGTAATACTATCTCCGTAACACCAGAGCACAAGATTTATGTATGCGAATTAGATGAATGGGTCGAAGCAAAGAACGTTAAATTAAGCGATGTACTACTAACAACATCTGGTAAGGATAGTGTAATTAGTGTTTCAGAACAGAAGCATAACCCTCCAATACGGGTTTATGATGTTGTTAATACAGATACTGGTTATTTTTTTGCTAATAACATCTTGATTCATAATTGCATAGACGAAGCAGCGTTTATTGATTGCTTGGCTGGAGATTCCGAAGTAGTTATAAAAAATAAATACACTCAAGAAATAAAAACAATTAGTTTAGAACATTTGTTTGTCGATCTTAATACGAGGGAAGTGTAATATGTTTGATAGAGTTAAAGCAAGAGTAGAAATAATAAAATTTTTCACTGAGGAATGTAATAATAACAACAACTACAAACTTATAACCGAAAAAGATTTTAATTTTTATAATGAAACTACCATATGACGATATTTTACAAACTGCTCTAAACACAGGGGATTGGGAGATACAGACCCCGCAAGGATGGAAATCTTTCGATGGGATTATTAAGCTAAAAAAGAAACAATTATACACTGTGGTAACAGAGAACGGAGAATCTGTTAAGTGTACAAGTACTCACGCTTTTATAGGAGAAAACGGTGAAAGAATTTTTTGTAAAAATAGTCTAAATCGTAACATTTCAACAAAAAGCGGATTTTCAAAAGTAATAAGCATTAACAAATTTAAAAAAGACTTTGTTTATGATATTAAGAACGTAAAAGACACGCATACATATTTTGCAAATAACATCTTACAACATAATACACATCTTCTTGAAGAATTTTGGAAGTCTGTTATACCTATTGTTTCTTCAGGTAAAAAAACAAAAATTTTTATGGTAAGTACCCCGAATGGAGTCGGTAATAAATTTTATGAGATTTATTCCGAGGCTGAAAAGAACGCAAACGGGTGGACTGCAGAGCGCATTGATTGGTGGGATGTACCAGATAGAACCGATAAGTGGAAAAAACAGATGATAAGTGCTCTTGGTTCTGAAGAAAGTTTTCAACAAGAATTTGGCAACCAGTTTACAGATATTAATAACTCTGCAATAGGCGCTTCGGTTATAGAGCGTTTTAAAGAACAGCATAAAAAACCTATATGGACTGGTGAAGAAGGTTGTTATCAAGTATTTGAAGAACCGTCACCGCAAAGTCTCTATGTTATAGGAGTCGATGTAGGAGAAGGCATAGGTAGAGCATTTTCAGTGGCACAGGTACTAGATGTAACCGATTTAACAGATATTAAGCAAGTGGCTGTATATAGCACTAATGTCGTTGAACCGTATCATTTTGCAAATAAATTAAACTTTCTTTGCAATCAATGGGGCAAACCACCTTTGCTTATAGAGAGAAATAACTGTGGAGGGCAGGTTATAGATACTATGTTTCATAAGCATATGTATGAAAAAATAGTAAGTTGTTCAAAGCTATCAAGCACAGGTTCTATGTCAAACACAAGACACTTAGGAGTCTTGAGTCATAATAATATGCGATTTGCAAGTGTTGCTAATATGCGATACTGGATGAATACATTACAGGTAGTGAGCATAAACGACATGGACACTATTAAAGAACTTGAAACGTTTATCCGTTATCCAAACGGTACTTATCGCAAGAAAAATGACACGTACACTGACGATAAAGTAATGGCAACTGTATGGGCGTTGTTTATATTAGAGTCAGAAATATGTCAACAGTATTTTGAAATTGCTGAGCATGATACTCAGGAAAAACCTTTAAAAATTTTATCTAATGGATATGATACTAAAGACCCGAATTTGTATATAGTCGGTCACTTAGTTGAGAACCATATTGCAGATCCTAATAACACATTTACTGAAAGTAAGCACGAAAGGTTAATAACACCGGAAGAGTTATCTAAAATTGAAGTACAAGCAGATCAAGATATGGAAGAGTTATTATCTTTAGGTTACGTGCCTTTGCAATAAGTATATTGATAATGTCTGAAAGTATTTGTCCGAACCCAACAGAGCAATCAGTACTCAATAGACCGAGTACTGATAAATTTTTATTGGTTTTAAATGTACCTGAACTTATAAGACATAAAATTTTTGATAATAAAAAATTAAATATTGATCCGCTACAGATTAGCGTATTTGGCTCCGTAGTACCATCTATACAAGTACCAGCCATACAAGTTCCTTTTGGTGGTCAGACTTATAATGTATCTAGTCACACGAGACCTAATTACGAGCCATTAAATGTAAAATTTGTTGTAGATAACACGTTTTATAATTACTGGTATTTGTGGAAGTGGTTATCAGTTTTAAATACACCTAGAGAGAGTAATTACGCTGGAAGCTCTGGGTCATTAAAAGGTAGTGATGATATGGTGGAGTATCAAACAAACGTGTCAGTTTTTGGCCTTAACGAGTATAATGCCCCGGTTGTAGAGTTTGTTTATTATTATTGTTTTATTACTAGTTTAGGCGGTATTAACTATAACTATAGGGAAAATAGTGTAATGGACTCAGAGTTCACATTACAGTACAGTCAATTTGACGTTAAGCATCTGACCGACGCATAGAGATTTTTTTATTACTCATAAAAAATTTATCAAAAACGCATAAATAATAACATAAGATATGCGTTCTATAAATTCACCCGGCGTACAAATAACAGAAAAAGATTTATCAGTCAACCCCGCTACACCAGTTGGCACAAGAGTGCTTGCAACCGGCTTTGCTGCAGAAGGACCTACAGATGTAATTTTAAATATTACAACGACTTCAGAACTTGAGAGCACCTTAGGTAAACCAACAACTCCTGCAGAGCGTTATTTCCACAATACCTGTAAAGAAATTTTAAATTCCCCTGCAAGTCTTATAGTTTCTCGTCTACCTTATGGTTCAGGTGCAGGAGATCAATTTGCAACAGCATATAGTGCACTCTTATACCCTGTAGTTTCAAGTACTTCCGGTTTTGTCATTGATCAACCTACTCATATTACGCTAAACGAAGGTGAATATAACGCTATTAAACAAGGAGATTTTTCATGGAGTGCTACAGCCGGTGTCGCTGGTGCTAGTACATCTATTGGGTATGTATTAACTTCAGTAACAGTACCTGCAGGTATGGCTGGAGACCCTACTTTAATTAGCTCAGTCATTGGAGTAGATCCTGATGATACCTTTCAAATTACCTTTTCATCCGATAGTTTCGGTGTACCTGTATCAGCTACATTAACATACGAAACAACTGCGCTCGTCGTTAACAATATCGGTACTGCAGCATTTACTTCAGTAACAAGACAGATGTCTGCAGGTATTATAATTCTAAACGACTCCCAAACCGTAATCAATCAAAACTTTGAAGGTTATTACGTTTCTATTACTGACAATGCTAATATTGGACCTGAGACCAATTTTGACTCAGTATCAAATATATATTCTCTTACAGCAGCAAATGTCTTTTACCCGATTCCTCCAGCTCGCTTAGGGTTTGCTTTATCTGCTCAGAACACATTCCCGAAAGACAGTGTATCTGAAGCCATAGAAAGAACACAAACATATTATTTTGCTGATGATTACTACAGAGACAGCTTGCTTGTTAACGTGTTTAAAGTATTCCGTAGTAACAATGAACCACAAACACTCAGTATTTCTTTAGCAGAATCTTATGCAGGTTCCTTGGATAGTACCAAGAAAGAATTAGCGACAAGCGGTGCCGGTAAATCTAGATCGTATTTTATTGAGAATGTTATAAATTCTAAATCTCCTAATATTACTGTTCTAGTAAACCCTGAAATATCTTTAAGAACAGATTGGGTAAGTTTAACCAATAATAACCCGAATAAAAATGTAAGGTTAAGTAGTGATGCAAAATCGCTCTTCCCGAAAGGGGTATATAAACCTTCGTATAACGATGGAGTTGAAAAACTTCTAGGCGATATACCCACTAAAGTAGAACGTGTGCTTCGCTTGGTTGAAACCTCAGATACAATAGATCTTGATATCGTAGTTGACGGAGGATTGAGTACAATTAATGCGTATAAAGACACTGTAACTCAGTTATATGATGATTCTATAAATCAATCGTCTGCAGCTATACCAGCCACTATAGACGGTGGTTGGAGAACTATATTCAACATATTCAATAATTTTGCCACTTACGTACGTAAGGATTGTGTATTTATTTCAGATCCGTTAAGAAATATCTTTGTAAATGGTGCAGTTAAAACACTATCTAAAAAGACAACAAATTTTACTACGGATATTTACGCTCATTTAAAACAATCCTATGCAGGTGTAAATAGTAATTATAGTGTAACATACGGCAACTGGGTGAGAGTTAACGATAACTCTCTTGATAATTTAATGTGGGTTCCGTTTTCCGGTTTTGCTGCAGCTATATATGCTAGAACAGACGCTGTAGCTTATCCTTGGTTTGCACCTGCTGGTCTCACAAGAGGCGTTGTTAACAACATTAACGACATCGGATTTAACCCAAATCAAAAGCAAAGAGACTACCTATATACAATATCAGTAAACCCTGTATGCTTCTTTACAGGAGACGGTTATGCAGTTTTCGGTCAAAAGACCTTACAAGTAAAGCCATCTGCTTTTGATAGAGTTAATGTTAGAAGACTTTTCTTGACGCTTGAAAAAGCTGTATTGAGAGTAGCAAAGTATTTTGTTTTTGAGTCTAACACAGCTGTAACTCGCAGCCGTTTCGTTAATACAATAACACCGATATTTGAACTTGCTAAGAACACAGAAGGCGTGTACGACTATTTAATAGTCTGCGATGATAGAAATAACACGCCAGCTACTATAGATAATAACGAATTAATCGTAGATATTTATTTAAAACCTGTCCGTACAGCAGAGTTTATTTTGATCAACTTTATTGCAACTCGCACGAGTCAGAACTTCTCAGAACTAGTTTAACTCTAAAATATATTTGTAGCTACCTGCATCGTATATTTTAAAATAGCCGTTATTTTTCATATTCTGATATTCTGTTTGTGTTGAATCAAAATACATAAGTTTTTTACTGAGATTATGTTTTGCAAAATTATAACGGTGCTGGAGCTTCATATACTGTGGTAAAGCTGGCTTAAAGTAAAAATAATTTGGCACTGTCTGACCGGTTCGTGTAAAGCCTAGTTGCTCGTAAAACGAACTATCGTTTGAGTATCTTCTGTCTGCATACGTAAAAATACTTGAAGGTTTGTATGTCTTTATGTATGACTGAAGTAATTTACTTGCGCCACCTACAACGATAGTATTGAGCTTATTACAGAATCGCACTAACTCGGTTGAATTATCTTTTTCCATGTAACCTCTACCGAATGTCATACAGGCAACTAAGTTACCCTTGTGCATAAGGCCTAAATTAACCGAAGCTCTATCTTGACCTTGTATATGATTTTCCTGTAGAAAACTGTTTTTAATATCTGTATCCAATACTTGCACAGAGCACTCTCTTGCGTATATTTTCTGTTGTATGATACCGAGTTTAGATAATAGAATAGACTTCACAATATCTTTCTTATTGTACCACTCAGTTTCAAAGACTTGAATAAGTTTTACGTTATTTAAAAGAGCTAAATCAGCTTTTTGTTTATGATAATCTTTACCTTTGAATTCAAAATTATGAAAATACTCCCCGTGATATTCAAACCCTATTTTATTTTCAATGAGTATATCAATCTCCATACCATTCAAGATTCTCTCATGTCTGCTTATCTCTCTATTAATACAAACACTTTGCAGCCAATCAGCCAGTTCGTTCTCACCTCGAGAACTATTAACACTTGTGAATGTGTCACAATAACCATCTTCAAAGGAAATAAACCGCTGCCTCTTTTCAGATGGATCGTAATCATGCAGAAGTGTATACGCTCTTTCAGCCCATCTAGTTGTGAGAGTTGAAAGTGTTTTTGTATGTTCGTATACTGAGTACACAACGCTAGGGTCGTGTGATAGTGCGGTTTGTTTTAAGTTTCTAGCACTCATTCCAGCTTCCTTGCAACTCTCTAGTATTTCCTTTAACTTCTTACGTGTCTCCTCTTTAGAAAGCAAAATACCCAAAGCAATTCTCTCTTTCTTTCTGCTTGCTTTATACTCAATAACAGCAGTTACGTCATATGATTTATAGCCTTTATTGAAATTTATGAACTTTAGAGGTTTTTGTGTATATTGACACAAAGGAAGTTTTTCAATATCATTCACAAGCCTGTAAATACACTCCGTAAGAGTATTGGCGTCGAAATATGTTTCTGTTAAGAAAAAATAAAGCTTTGCATTTTTTGTCGTTTTTATAATTGCACATACGCCACCTATATTATCATTCTTCTCGTGCAAAAGCGTAGTGATTGTTTTTTTCGCGATCTCCTTATACTCATCATCCCAGCTATACTCTTCTCTTTTTGCTTTAAATCTTTCTTTAAAATTTGGAAACCTTGTTCTTGTTTTCATTCTAGATGCAACAAACTCTTCAGTGAATATCCCACGGCCGCTAAATTTTCTATATTCAAATAACCTGTCGTGGAATTTTAACGGTGTCTGCTTAACTGGGCAGAGCGGTATTATTTGTATATTAAATATCCAATTGTATAATATATGAGGAGCAGTGAACATGTCTGTATCTTTAAAGAGCACTTGATTATAGCATAACGCATCTCTCCATAATACTTGATGTTTCATTTTTATAAACTTAACGTAATGCTTAGGGTGTTGAAGTCTTAAACTTAAAATAAGCTCTTTATTTTGTAAGCTACATAAAACTATATCCATATGTAGTTTTAATTATACAGTCCTTTATATTTATATATAAAAGCTTCTTGAAAATTTAATCGCATACGATTAATTAATCGTATGCTTTTAGATGATATTAAGCGTTGTATTTTAACAAAAACTGGTAAAGTAAATACCGCTCTAATTCGTAGAGAGTGGTTTAGAGCATCTAAGCTATATAGAGATATATTAGATGCTACTAGCTTTCTCCCTGCAGATAGATCAATTTCAGAGAGAGTATTTTGTATTCGAGAAAATATAACACATCTACCTATATGTGAGGTTACAAAGCAACCTTTAAAATTTTTACCGAGCGTAAAAAGATATGCTTTTGTAAGCGGTAGAGAAAACAGTAAACATGTTATAAACTTCAAAGAAAGAAATAAAAAAATATCGTTTAATAAGAAAGAAAATATTAAAGATATTAATAAAAAACTACTCTGTCGCTATAGAAGCTCGCATTACACGTTACTTTCAAGAGAGATTGTAGAAGAGTTTGTTGATAAGAAAATCCGTGATACGGATACTGGGAGATTATCGAATTTTATTAACGTAAAAGATAAAACCGCACATAGTGATATTTTGTGCTCGCTTTTACATTATACAGAGCATTACTTACTTAAATTTGAAGACCTGAAAGATGTAAATTGGAGCGAGAGGTTTTATTTATTAAAGTATAAAATAGAACCTCCTTTATGTTCAAGCAACAATGGGCAAAAAGCTGTTTTTAATAATTTTATAACCGGTTATAGAAAAAATAGTAGTAACAAAGAAAGAATAAAACAACTCACCAAAAACATTATTGAAAATATAGAACAACAAAATTTCACTGTTTTAAGTGAAGATATTAGTTGTTTAAAAAACACCACTTTTACATTACAGTGCAATGTATGTAAAAAAGTTCACAAAAAAACACTCACAAATGCTAGGTGGAAAGATATTTATTGCTCGGGGTGCTATGGAGATAAAGGGATATCAAGGGAAGAAAAAGTAATATGTGCATTTATAGAAAGTTTAGGTTTCAATATTATTGAGAACGATACTACCACTTTAAACGGAAAAGAATTAGATATTTTAGTACCTCAAAAACAATTAGCTATTGAATATAACGGTATTTTATGGCATAGTTTTGGTACTACATACCCCAACAACTCGTATCTCGAAAGTGTAAATAAAAAGAGCCACTTAAATAAAACCGTGCTATGTCTTGAAAAAAATATACAGCTAATACATGTTTTTGAAAATGAATGGTTAGATAAAAGACCTATTGTAGAATCTGTTATTAAAAGTAAATTAGGCGTTATTGATAGAAAAATATACGCAAGAAATTGCCATATAAAAGCTCTCGATAATTTCACTAAAGAACAATTTCTTGTAACTAACCATATCCAAGGAGATTGTGCGTCAAAAATAAATTTAGGTCTTTATTATAAAGATGAACTCGTAGCTGTTATGACATTTGGCGCTAGAAAAATTACATCAAAAGCACCAGAAATGGAACTTTTGCGTTTTTGTAATACTTTGAATACGATAACTGTTGGAGGTGCATCGAAGCTGTTTCAATTTTTTATAAAGACATATACACCTAAAAAAGTCATATCTTATGCTGATAGAAGATACTCAAACGGTAATTTATATAGCACACTAGGCTTTACATTATCTCATTGTAGTTCACCGAACTACTGGTACACCAATGATACAGTAAATCTTTTTCACAGGGTTAAGTTTCAAAAACATAAAATATGCGATGAATCTAGCAAACATCTTACAGAGACACAAATTATGTATAATAACGGTTACAGAAAAATATACGACTGCGGAAGCTTTGTATATACATATACTCCGTAAAAAATATATTTGTAACTTTCAATAAAAAAATACAATTGACTGAATAAATAATAATATGGCTACTCCACAAGGTATAACACAATTTTATTCAGCTGCCCAAAAGCAAGATTTCGCAAGAGCGTTTCAGTACAGAGTCGAACAGCTCGGCTCATTAATTGATCCAGATATACTTGTATATATGGAATCAGCAACTCTCCCTGGTCGTTCTATAGCTAATATTCCTGTACCTTTTATGGGTCTTCAGTTTAACGTACCTGGTACAGCTAGTTATCCAAATTCTGATAGCTGGTCTATTACCTTCAGATGTGATCAAGAGTATAAATTACGCTCGATACTTGAAGACGCTTCATTCAACGTGTTTGATGAATCTATTTCAGGAGGAGCATACAAAACCCCACCAGCGTCTCAAAGTATAGTAATTAATCTGCTTGGGAAAGACATTAACGCAGCCCCTATAAGACAATATCGTTTAGTCGGTGCGTATTTAACCAACATCGGGCAAGCTACGTACGATATAGGAGATAACGGCTCTGTCGTTAAAATAGAGTGTACTATGGCGTACCAGTATTGGGAAGTAACACAGAATGGTTCAAGCTCTAGTTGGAAGTCTATGTTAAAAAATATGTTCCCGTTTTAAAGGTAACTTTACCCGTGCGGTACATATTACGTAGTCTTAAATATAAATAACATGTCTACGTTCCAAGCAACACCATTTTCAGGTAGAGTACCATATTTTCTTAATGAAGTTCTTGCAAGTCCTGCTGGTAGTATACCGAAAGGCGCGCAATGGATGTTGCAGTTTGAAGGACTCTATAACGGTCAGACTGTTGATGCAAAAAGTGATGTTATACCTGTTAAGGCTATAAAAACATACGGTACTACAACCCAACCTGGTAAATGGGTTATAGATGATTGTGTGAACGCAACAGTTGACGAAACCTATCAAACCCGTAAAGGATGTGTGTTTGTCCAAGCCGTACAAATGCCAGGAGAAAGCACTACGGTTAACCCTGTAGGTGATCAAATGAACGGGTTTTTACGTTCTTATGTTGGCGGGGGTAGAGACGTTTACCCGGCAATGAAGATGCAGTTTTTAGATACTAATATCAGTTTTGTTGATAATACGTTAAGAGCATGGGTAATAGCTACTAGTAGACTTGGTTTAATAGCTAGAAAGGGAGATGAAAATTATAGATGTAATTTTTCTATATGGAAGCTCGGTGTAACATCAGCAGAAGAGCCTCCAACTGTTACTCAGCACTATACGTTTTGGGGTGCATGTCCTATTGAGATTGACTCTGAGGAGTGGAATTATTCAGCAGGTATTAGATCTGATACAAGAGGTGTAAGTTTTTTATATCATTACTACACTCTTGACACCTTTACGGATAACAAACTTTTACAGTTATACAAAAACAATAAAGCTTTACATTTCAGGACTGAGTGAAAGCCGAGTGATCTTTAGTCACTCAGATGAAACTCAGCCTTGCAAAAGATAAATAAAAGAGATAAATATAAACAGACCCCTTCAATGGAAACAGATCTAAAACAAATAATGAAAAGACCTTTCAGTGGCGTAGCAAGGAAGACTCCGTCTTCCTTTTGGATGCTGATACCAAGTATATCAAAGGCAAAAAGAACATACTATGGATGTTCATCGGCAGGAACTGTCGATTACAGGCATGGAGCTGACATAAGACTTTTAAATTCATTTAAAAGCAGCGGCTATGAAGTGTCTAAAAAGAAAGAACATTTATGTTCTGAAGCCGAACGATCTTTAGTCGTTCGGTAGTTCACTCAAAGAATTACAAAACAAACAACTAAAAGAAACGCTGAATGATAATATAACTATAGGTAGATCTACCTCAACCATGTTACCTCGAGGCGTTAAGCCTGAATTGTGGAAAAATTTAAACGATAATCAAAGACAGTCGATTGTAGAAAATTATAACGCTAATGCAATTATGTACGGAAATACAAAAGCAGCAGAAAATGTAAATAATATTCTCAAACAGACCCTGGTAAATAAAGCTCCTCAAACAAAGGAAACGAGTAAAGAACAGATTAACAAAGCATCTACTCCGCCATCATTATGAATACTTTTGGTGTAAAAATTAACATTAAAGATAAAAATGTTATGATTGCTGAATACTCTGTAAGAGATTTAAAGTTTATACTTAAAAATTTATTATTATGTGAAAGTGCTCCTTCAGATTTTATTGATAACATTAATTCTTTTGTAGCAAATAAAACAGACTTACAGCTTGAACGAGTAGAATCTTTAAATTTTTTAGATTTTATTTGCCTATTAATTCAAATAAAGTGCTTAAGTTCCCCTAATATTGTAGATCTTATTGCAACGGTAAATGATAAGCAAACCAATATTCAGGCAAATCTCTTATTTTTCGCAGAAACAATTGATAAATTAAACTTTAAAGAACTACAAACTGCATATATTACTAAAGACATAACAATTAACTTTAAAATACCTGTCTTAAAAGATATATTTTGTTTACCTCCTACGTACTTACCCTGCTCTGTAATTGAGAGTGTTATTATAGGCGATCATAGAAAAATAGATTACAATAAAATATCGTATGAGAAAAAAATAGAAGTTTTTAACAAGCTACCTATAAAAGCCGCGCTAGGTGTCAGAGAAAGATTTAATGCTGTTAAAAAGAAACTTGAACCAGTTAATTTATTAGAGTATCTTAAAATAGATAAAAGAGTAAAAATACCTATCAACATAACCCCAGAATATATAATATCTCTTTTTAAAATTATTTTTAGTGAAGATATAACAGCAATATATGAAAATATTTTTATGCTGTCCAAGCATAGCAATATATCAGCAGATTATATAGAAAATTGTACACCCGGGGAATATAATATTTTTATGAAACAACTTGAAAAAACGTTTGTAACTGAAAAAGCTAATGAAACAAACGAAGCTTCAATAATGCAGTTATAACTCCATTGAGTTTTTAAGTTACAAGTATAAATAGTTTAATATATGGATACAGAATTTTCAGAATTTTTAAACGCTTTAACACAGTTTTCAGAAAATTCAACATATGATGTTTTCTTGCCGCACGCCCAGCAAAGCTTGCAGTTAAAACAGTTAAATACAGAACAATTTAATAAAATATTAGCAGCCTATACAGTTGACACAAGTAATACGAGTGCAGAGTTTTATAAATCATTTTTAACTATTATTCATGAAAATAATTTAACACCAGATATCGATTTAAAAGCTCTATCAATGTTCGATATCGGTTATTTAGTATTAAAAACAAAACAAGTAAGTGTATCAGATATGTACACATTTTATTTTACAGCAGAAGAGATAGAAACATACGAACTTAAAACCAATAAAGTAGAAGTTTCTTTTACAGAACATTTTGAGAAAAATTGTAAAAACTTACTACCATTACCACCTCTATCTGTAAATAGTAATGAAATTAACGTACTGTGCTCTATACCTACTATATTTACAGAAGTTCTTCTCGAAGAATACTTTCAAGCATTAGAAAACACTCAGTCTCCAGAGAAGACTGTTGAAAATTTCTTTTTAAAAGAAATAACAAAATATATACAGGTAATCTCATTTAAAGATAAACGTATATCTACAAATAAACTTGTTGTTGAGGAAAGATTGCAGTTAATAAAACAAATACCATCTAGTGTTATTAATGATGTTATCAAAAGTATAGAAAAAATTAAACAGCCTTTAAATTCATTAACCACTGTTTTTATAAATAATGACGGTGTTTGTGATGAAAAACACGCTATTCTTTCAAAAGAATTACCGCTCACAGGAGCTCTTTTTAACTTTTGAAAATTAAAAGTTAAATCATCTCCCGTTTCATGATTAAATAATCATGTGGCAGCTACTTTAACAAAAAAGACTAAAAAAGAACTTCATAGCTTTGTAATGGAAGTTCTATCTACTTATGATGTAGATAATAAGTTAGTGCAGAAATTTATTGGTAGTATAGCTAAGGATATAAATGCAAAGTACGGTCAGTTAAACGAAAAACCAGCTACCCAAGGCGGTGTAGTTGAGAATGTTTTTAACGCAATTTCTAAAAAACAAGTTAAAAAAAATAAAGAAGAAGCTGTTTCTCAATATGAACCTGCTAAAGAAAAATCAAATAAATTTCTTGAAGAACGTCCTGTTGAGTTTACATCAAGTGACAAGCAGCCAAAAAATATCTTTCAGCAACTTTTAAAAGAAAAAGATAAAGGTTTAATAGGTATCACACAAGCTCTTCTCAAACAAAGAGAGACAGCAAATGGTGAAAAAACATCATATTTTAATAAATTAAAAGAATCTGCTACGAGTAAAACCCCTCTGGATAATGCAAAAGGTATTATGCAAGAATTATTTAAACCTTTTGAAAAATATTCTAAAAAACTTGAAGAAGTACAAGTAGATAACGATAAACTCGAAGCGCTACGCTCTAAAGTTAATGATAACGAATCTAATGAACAGCAGTTAGATTTAATTAAAGATGAAGAATCAATTCAAAGCGTATCTATAGATAAAATATCCCCCGATGTTTTTAAGAACATACAAACTGCAATTGAAAGTGGTTTATCAAAAGCTGTAGGATCATCCTTAACAGCAGCTAAAAAAACAAGTAATGAAGAAGAAGGCTCAGGTTCAGGCTCAGGTATATTAGGTACACTAGTGGGTATTAAGTATTTAAAAGATTTATTTAAATCTAAGATACCTGCACCAGGTAAACCTAGTTCTACGAGACCAACCACAAAAGAACCGTCTAGTAAGAAAACATCTACAGCTCCCTCTAAGAAAGAGAATGTTAAGCCGGTGAAAAAAGAAGGTTCAGAGCCGGAAGCAAAGACAGCTAATAAAAAGAAAGTTAAAACCGAAACAAAAGAAGCATTAGAAACTGAAGCAAAACCTGTTAGTAAAGAAAGTACTAAAGTTGGAGCAAAAGAAGTTTTAGAGACTAGTACTAAGTCAGTTGGAAAAGAAGTAATGGATAAAGAGGTTGTTAAAGCAGGTACAGAAGTTGCTGGTAAAGAAACTGCTAAAGTAGGCGCCAAAGCATTAGGTAAATCCTTACTTAAAAAAATACCGGGTGTTGGCTTGGTTGCTGGAATAGGTGCTGGTGCACAAAGAGCATTAAGTGGCGACTGGGCAGGAGCAGGCCTGGAGTTTGCTTCAGGAGCAGCAAGTACTATACCAGGCTACGGTACTGCAGCGTCATTTGGCTTAGATGCTTTAATAGCTGGACGAGACGCATATAACGCTAATAATGAGACTGTATCTCCTGAAGTTTCTAAAGTAAATAATATGACTGAAGATGTACCTAGTATTTCACCTACACCGCCTACGGTCTTACCAGCTGATACGCCAGCACAAAAATTCACACCAATTCAGGAACCCGCTAAACCAGTAACAGATAAATCTTCAGCAATACTAGAAACAATTGCAGCTAACACAAATAATACCAATAGTCAAATTGCAAATCTGACACAGGCTATTCTAAAGCTTGCAGGGGCATTAGGTAACTCTAAAACACCCTCTATACAACCTCTTATTATACCTCAGCAACAAGCCCAAAACAATTCTCCTTCAATGTCTCAAATAGCTAGTAACAACTTTGACCCTATTCGAGCAGTTAGATCTAATTTTGCAGTAGCTTAAAATAATATATGAAAAAAATATACGCAGAGAGAGATCAAAGTATGACTTGGAGTCAAGGCCAAGCAGGGCTTGCAAAACTATATACCCCTAGTGATTACGGTAGCGATATAAACGTAACGAACGATTTTCCGTGGACTCTTGCACCGAAAGAAGCAAGAAAAGATACTCCATATGTTATATTAAAAGAGTATGAATTCAATGAGGGAACTCTTAAGAGAGCTGCGTATAGATACGCTCGAGGTGCGGGTAATGCTTTAGAATATTCTCTTTTCGGTCAAGACGATCCGTTAGAACCCTATCAAAATTTGTTCCCTAAAGACAATCCTACAGGGTTTAAATATTACATGCCTTATTTTTCTGATATCAATTTTCAGGTAACAACAGCTCAGTGGACAGCTTTAGATCAGGTAGAAGGTATAGGTAAAGCTGCAAAAGGGTTAACCGGGTTAATAGCTGGCAGTGAAGCTGCAAATGCATTAGGTACGGGTGCTGAGATGCTCAAACAAGCACTCGGTACCGGTCTTGCAACTCTCGGTGGTTATCCAAAGGTTGGCGCTACGGACAGACCGAAAATGTGGGAATCCCATAGCGAAAGAAGTATAGATATAAAATTTTCACTCTTTAATACTCTTGCACCTGATGACTGGATATTAAACAGAGAACTATGTATGTTACTAGTAAATCAGAATTTATATAATAAAAGAGATTTAATAACCAGTTTACCGCCCGTTTTCTATGAAGTACTCGTACCAGGTCAGCATTATAGTTATGCATCCTGTGTTACAAATATTACGATAGGTAATAAAGGCAATATGAGAAAATTACCCTTGTTAGATAAAAATATGAGTTGTGTTGTACCGGATGCGTACGACGTAACTATAACTTTAACAGATATGGTTATGCCGAGTAAAAACCTATTTCAACAAATTGAAAATCCTAAAGTTTTTACAAAATTACAAAGCCCTGGAAGAGGAGATTAATATGAAGCAGAATCAAATAAACGATTTAAAAAATCTTAAAGTAGAAAATCTTGAAAATATTTTTAACGTGTATTCAGATGAAGATTCAAAATATTTTTATAATATATTACAAACAGTTGTAGTACCGAGTAATTTACCGAAAGGTTATTATAATGAATATGTTATACAAGAGGAAGATACCTGGCCTTATATTTCTTATAAAGCCTATCGTACACCAAATCTCTGGTGGGTAATAGTTAGTGCTAACGATATTATAAATCCTACAGGTAAATTAGTAACAGGCACAAAGATTCGTTTACTCAAATCTGAGGTTGTTAAGTCTATAATTGAGCAGATTACAGTACAGGAGAATTAAGTATGCCAGCACCATCTCAATTTGTTTATGAAACAAAATACAATCAATTACGTCACACTATTGAAATCTATTTAGATAACAGTAACGGGGATTCTGCTGAAAGAAAGTTTCCAATTAACCCGAACTCTATAGTTAACTTATCTATTGAGAGTGATCTTTCTGACTGGGTTACAAGAGGTACTTTAACATATATGTATAGCCCTAATGCAAATGATAGCGGCATAGACAATATAACAGGGCAACACACCGATGCGTTACCTGCTCATACTAAAAAAGTTATCGATCCTGCAGAGCTTTCAAAAAAAAATAGCAAAGGAGACCCCGCTCAGTTTTTTGGATACATATTTCGTAATGACGGAGATGATTTACTCCGTATAAAAATTACACCTAAAGTTGATGATAGTTCAAATCTTAAAGAAGAAGGTACCGCCCAATATGCAGGTTACACTGTAGATGCAAATGATAAATTTTGGTCTCTATCTCATTTATTTGCAATTTATGATGTAGAAGAAATAGATAAACCTGTAGGCTCTACTGGAGCAGCTTCAGCTGATATTAAATGCTTAAAGCTTTATTTTTACGATATAAGGTATCAAAAAATGAACTCTAATTTAATAGAGTACTCTACAGCACTTTCTCCTGTTGCATCTAAAGCGTCCCTTGCAGAAAAAGATAACTCTATACCTACAGGTATTGCTATAAAAGAAATAATAGAGAGTAGTATTACTGATTTAAGTTTAAATGTGAAACAATTAGTAGGTTCAGCAGAAGAGTGGGAAGATGGTGGTAGTAGTATATTCTTTACAGCTCCTGCGTACATGTCTGCTTATGATTGTCTATCATATGTTTATAGGTATCATGCAAGTAATACAAAAATAGAAAGTGCTGGAACACAAATTAATGATCTAAGTCTTTTAACTATAGAAAAAGGCCCGACTCCGTATGATGTTGGTTATTTCACTTTAAAACCGATTTCTTGGTACTTCAATCAAGCAGGTAGTAGTAAAGAGTCTCCAGGTCCAATGCAGATTGAGCATTTCTTCTTACAAGGCTATGCAGATAACAGTGACGGTGCTACTAAAAGACATTATGCTCCAATAAGTAACGGAGAATCTTCTAAAGTAGATTTAAAATCCGGTAGACATAGTTTAATAACAAATTATAGATTTGTAGATATGTCCCCTCTAACAAACTCTAGCGTGTTTCGTACTCGTCCCGTATACTCTTTTAATTTCGCTGAAAGAAAATTCAATATTGAATTTGAAAATAACACTGTTAAAAAAGCAAGAGAGTTTATATCTAAACAATATATTAAAGGGGTATATAAAAATAACAATTCAAATTTAGAAGATCTGTTCTTAATTACTCTCGATAAAGATAAACGCAATTTAAGTTTAACTCCGACGTATTCTCTATACGGAGAAGACCCTATACTAAGACAATGTGATGGTATTAAGAAACTATTATACACCGGTCTATTTCATAATGCGTGTATACACTTTAGAACACTCGGTTTACCGAGCAGAGAGATTGGGAGATTTATAGCGATAGATCGTACAGAGGGAGCAGATAAAACTCCACATAATGATAAATTTTACGGACAATGGTTCATTATAAGCATTAAACATGTTTTTGAAGGAGAGATATACTACAACGAAATTACAGCTATTAAAACACATAGATTCGATAAATTACCTGTAGAGTTTGTAGGTACAATTGATAACAACTTTGAAAGAGCTAGATAATTCACATTACTTGAAATAAATATTATTTTATATGAAAAATTATTTTACTTCTATTGAACGTGTTGACAGTCAATTCTTCGGTACTGTACATGATACAACTTCTAACCAAGCAGTGTATCGTACTGTAGGATATGGCAGTCATTCTGATGCTATTACAGATGTTAACAGCTTTTTGCAAAATACATCTAATGAAACAGTGCTGCAACAAAATATTACAAATACAACTACTTTTCAAGCACCAGCTACTGAAACAGTAGCAACTCCGGCTCCAGAGTTTACTCCGCCTAAACGATGCTGTGGCCGCTAAGACGTAAACAGCAGCTAAACCAGTTTATTTCTTTATCAATTACAATTGCATCTCTGTAAAGAGCTTCAGATATGGTTAATAACCAGATTCCTTTAGTAACAAAGGAATCTGGTAGGTTATACACGCACTCAAACATTTCTTTTAGAAGTTGCATATAGTCCCCTGAGAAATCTTGTTCTGATTCAATAACATATTTACGTATATCGGTAATATTAATTTTATCGTTAAGTTTTTGTATTACCTTATCAGCGACACTCTTCGCTCTATTACTACTAATATGTAGTGTACCAGTAAAAGAAAATTTTTGCAAGTCGTTTACAATTCTCCGTATATCTGGGTAACCAGAGCGAATTAATTCAAGTAATTTAGGCTTCTCTTCAACAGGTACATTAATATTTTCTTGTTTGAGGATAGACACAACTCTACCGATGACTTTATCGAGAGGAGGAACAAGATTAAAAATCTGACATCTTGATTGCAGTGCGGGTATTATCTTAAAGAGGTAGTTACACGTAAATATAAATCTCGTATTTTCAGAATATTCCTCGATAACATTTCGAAGAGCCTTTGATCCTTCTAGTGATATAGAATCTGCCTCATCAAGTAGTACTATCTTAATACCACCATCAAAGGACTTAGTCTGTGAGAACCCGATAACTTTATTTCTTATAGTGTCAATCCCGTTCTCATCAGACGCGTTAATATAAAGATACTGACACTTTAAAATATCATTAACAATAATTTTAGCGAGACTTGTTTTACCTGTACCAGGGGAACCTGCAAAAAGTAAATTAGGTATTTCTTTTTTATCTTTTAAAGATGTAAAAAAATTTAGATCTTCGTCACTTAAGACAAGGTCTTCGAGTTTTTTTGGCCTGTAACGCTCTACAAAAAGTTCAGTAAACATGCATATATTATACCATCATTTACCAGATGATCCAAGACCTTTATTACCTCTATCAGCAGGTATTACCTCTTCAATAAATGAAGTTTCCATGCTAATAAGAGGATAAAAAGCTAGTTGTGCAACTCTGTCACCCTTTATAAAGGTATAGTCTTTATCACTAAAATTATAAATCTGTACGTCTAAAGAACCCCGATACCCTGAATCTATAACGCCAAGATGTGGCTGTAATTGATGTTTAAACCCAAGACCGCTTCTTGGTAAGATGAGATACCAATACCCCGGAGTAATATCTGCAACTTGTAACCCCACAGGTACAACACCATGAAATCGTGATTTTATCGTAATATCTTCAACACAATATAAATCGTAACCTGTATCAGTTTCATGTGCTCTTGAAGGTAAATGCGCGTCTTTGTGAGTTTTAGCAAACTTTATAGACGGTTTTTTATTGTTAATAATGTCTACCGAGGTGTTATAAGTATTATGTGATGAAAGCATACACCTATATTATAGTTAGAAATAATAAATTGCCAGGACCTAAATTTTATTTTGGATATAAAACAATTAAAAAAGATAATGGTAATTATTACAGTAGTAGTAAATATCTTAAAGAAGATATACAAAAGTACGGAATACAGTTTTTTAAAAAAACTATTGTTAGATATTATGAAACAGAAAAAGAAGCTATTACGGCTGAAGAAAAATACTTACATAAAGTTAACGCGTCAAATAACCCAAAATTTTACAACCGTATTAATGGTAATGCTAAATGGACAACTGTGAGCGCAATTTATACCCCAGAACAATACAGAATATCTCACTACAAAGTATTTTTAAAAGGAGATCAGCGCACAGAAGCTCAAAAGAGAGGCGCTGAAACAAAATACAAAAAAGGCAGATCTTTAATAAGAATTAGAGCTGATAAGGAACATAGTGAAAGAATGAAAGGTAAAAGATTGCCGTTAATTGCTCTTATACGCTCTAAAGAAACTCAAACAAAATATCGCGATCAAATTAATGAAAAAATAAGAAAACAACATTTAGGTAAAACAAAAGAAAATAATGAAGGTCGAAGAATTACATCTGATAAGCTAAAGGGTAATCAAAACGGCAAAAAAGGAGATTTAAAATTAGCAAATATGACAGAGCAAGAATTTTTAATTTTTTTAAAAACAAAAAGCCAACACCCTAATGTGCAACAGATGCTTAAAACGAGAAGAAATAACGCTCTATCTTATCTGCAAACAGGTATATGGAAAACAAAAAAGCATAGATGAACTATTCGGTAATAAATTGTCTACCAGTGAAGTTTGGTTCTCTAATTTCACCAACAGTCTGTTGCCCTACTTTTACTGCGTTAGCAGATAGCCAAGCAACGAGTTGGTCTTGTTTTTCAGGTGGTACGATAAACGTACCTTCTCTAGTTTGAATAGTTATGTTCATACGATACTATATTACATTAGAGAGAGGATTTTTCAACTCAAAAGATATAAGTACTTAAATGACAGAGAATGATGGTTTAGATACTTTACTCGACGAGCTTTCAGGGTTTAACTTTCCACCTATTACGGTTCCTAGAACCAGAGAAACAAGAAAAACCGAGATAACCGAAGACAACGTAACTGACTTTGTCATTAAAAGCTCTGAAGCATTAATTAATGCAGGGCTAGATTCTGTATCTGATTTAAGAGATTATATAGTACAGGGTCAAAACCCCGATGAAATAGATGCTTTAGCGAGTTTGATTACCTCTACAACAGGAGCTATAGAAGCTTTAAATAAAATGGTTTTACTTAAAAAGAAAAACGAAGCTACAAAAGAACTTAAAATAATGGAGCTTGAAAATAGAAAAGAAGTTGCAGCTCTGTTACCAGGTACAAACACTGTTAATAATACTAATGTAGTTATAGCTTCAAGGAGTGAGATGTTTAAAGCACTAATACAAGATGATATTGTACAAAAAGTAGATCAATTAGAGGATATACAAGTTATAGACACATCCATAACAGAAATTAACGAATAAATATAATATATAAATTCTTATGGCTCTTTTTAACACGACAGTCCTACCTTCAACTCCATATCCTAATGTACCGTATAGAATTTATCAAGAATGGTGCATGGGAGATTCTTTAGATGTTATTAATGCAAACTTTAATCATTTTGATGCTACTGATATAGCACTACAAACAAAAATTTCTTCACTATCCGCTAGTTTAAATGCATTAAATACTATTGTTATGAATAATCTCGGAAGCTACCCTTACGCTAGACTTTATGAAAATCTAGCTTCAGCAAATGTAAGTATTGGAACAACATTTCAAAACAGAGTGTACAGTGGTTTAGAAGAAACATCTATTTCTTTTATTAATAATCAAGGATCAGGTAATTTTAACTTTAAATCTACAGGTGTATATCAATGTAAAATTCATCTTCCCTGTCATCTCAAAGATAACTTAGTGTACACGAGCGGGTTATACTATACAACAACCGTGCAGTTTGTTGAAGGCACAGCAGTTAAATTTATAAAATTTACCCCTATGCTTGATAATATGACAAATGCGGGGAGTGCATCTAATACACCATTGCAACATACCACTCATCATTTAACACTAGAAGGTACGATAAAAGTAACATCAACAAGCACCGTTTACGGAGTACAGCAAAAAGCTAGCAACACAAACACCGTTTTAACGAGTTTAGGTGGACAGGCTGAATTTTGGAAAATAAGTTAAAATAAGAAAGCCTACTCTCAGAGATTAGGAGATCTTTAGTTAATCGGTAGTTCACTTAGTCGGAAAAGGTTTCCAGTTTTTAGACGGCTTAGTATCGTCTCGAGATTTTGTAGCTGTAGGTAAGACAGTATTTTTGTTTATAAGATTTACATCAAAATTTTCTGCACCTTTTGCTTTAATTTCTTCAGGGCTGTGAACTCTCGATTTACGAGTCCAGCTAGCAACACGTGGCCCTGTATTTATACCATCATCTTGTCTCTCGAGAACTTCGATAGGAACAGTCATTGGGTTGCGGAAGAGCCCTGGAGCGTACTCAATTACAATATCAACCAATATTCCTGTAGTACTTACTTTACCGTAACCCACATCTTGAAGACTAGTAGGTTTTAATGTTGTAAAAGAACTTATACGTAGCGGTAAGTCAAACCCTGGCGAGCTACAGCTCTTTATAGTTTCAAGAAAACTTGCACCTTTACCGTCAAAATAGTTATTTTTTTGCCAGTCTTTTTTGAAAACGACTCTATCCCCGAGTTGAAATCCGCCTTGTTGATCTCTTTCCAGTACATGCTCTGAAAGCATTTTATTATATAGGGCATTAAAGTTCATTTTCATATTACGTATGTATTATATTTATGCCAGAACCCAACAAACTTCACGAAACAAATTACTTACAGTTCAAATTTTTTTGCTTAATTATTATACATGGCAATCAAAGTTAAATCTCTTAAAGATCTTTCTGAACAGTACAGTGTCAAGCAGTACGTGTATAAGGATTTGTCATTAGATATTGGTTTAGAAAAAACACTTAAAAGCGGATTTAGTAAATCCGTACCCGGTAAAGATATACAGGTAAGTTTAGATGCTAAAGCTATTTCAAACTCCCTACTAAATCTCTTTAATACAAGACCTGGGCAGAGATTTTTATTTCCTGAATATGGGGTAGATCTTTTAAAATATGTTTTTGTACAGATTAACGAGACTAATGGCGACGCTATCGGTAATGCTATTCTTCATGGTATAGAGAAGTATGAACCACGAATCAATGTTGAAAATATAGAAATTACAGCAATACCTGACGATAATACATATATAATTGATGTTTACTACACTATAAGAATTTTAAGTCAATTTATAAAATCAAGCTTTGCAATAGATACGAAAGAGCAAAGCTTTATATCCCTATCTACAGATACATTAACTAAGTAATATATGAGTAATATAACAGATTCCAGCGTTTATAGTATACCAAAGGATGGTTACGTTGCGTTTGACGCACTATCTTTAAGACAGCTAATAGTAAGTAGACTCAACGAACAAAAAGTTTTTACAGATCAAAATTTTATAGGTAGTAATTTAGCTTCAATTATAGATATAGTAGCTTACTCTTTTCACACTCTTATCTACTATCTCAACAAAACATCAACGGAATCGATGTTCACAGAAAGTCAATTATACGAGAACATGAATCGTATTGTTAAACTTCTAGATTATAACCCCATCGGCTTTCAAACATCCACTTTATCTATTTCAGTTTCAGTAAGCAATTTACCACAAGGTATTTACGCAATACCTCGCTATACCACTGTTAACATGAACGGTATAGCGTATTCATTTAATGAAGATATATCAGTTGTTAAGACTGTTAGCGGTACAACAGAGGAGCTATTAGAACTATCAAGACTTAAACTTCTTTTTCAAGGTCAGTATCAAGAATATCCCCAGTATGTTGCAACCGGGGAAGGTAATGAAATTTTAATTATAAACACCACAGACAATAAAGTAGATCATTTCAATATTGATGTTTATGTAAAATCTGTCCAAACTGGACTGTGGAAGCAATACCGTAAAACAACTAATCTTTACCTTGAAGATGGTTTAGCAGAAAAATTTGAAATAAGATTTAACAGTAATAAAAGATACGAATTAAAATTCGGTAACGATATCAACGGTAAGAGTTTAAAGGAAGGAGATATAGTTGCTATTTACTACCTTGTAAGTGACGGCGACAGTGGAGTGGTAGGTGAAGAGTTTACTACATCTGAGCTTAGAAGATATAATACACCACAGTACGATAGTATCATTAATGATGTTAATAACGAAAAGCTCACATATCTTGAATCTAACGAATTACCAAGCTTTTTAATTAAAAACGCAGCAAGCTCGACTTTACCTAAAGAACCAGAGACTGCTGACGATATAAGGCAACTTGCACCAGCAGTCTATCGAAGCCAGTACAGACTAGTAACAGTAAACGATTATGAAGTTTTTGTAAAAGCTAATTTTACGAATTTAATATCTGATGTCAAAGCTGTAAATAATTGGTCCTACGCTTCTGGCTATATGAAATATTTCTATGATATAGGTTTAAATGCTCCCTATGCAACAGATAGAGCGCTTCTTAATCAAGTCTTATATGCGGATAGTTGTAGTTTTAATAATGTATACCTCATTATAGTGCCTAGAGCAACAGTTAATAATAATTACAACTATTTAACTCCTGCCCAGAAAGAATTAATAACTTCCTCTATGTTGAGTACCAAGATGGCTACTACTGAAACAACGTTTGTAGACCCTGTATATAAAGCAGTAAGCTTTGGTGTACAATCATCTGATACGGATATAGCGTCTATTGATGGAGATATTTGTAAACTTGTAATTCGTAAATCTCCAAATATACGAGTAAATGATGATATGATCGTGAATGATGTCGTCGAATTTATAAAAAAATACTTTAACAGAGTAGATACAAGGTTAGGGCAAACTATTAACTTAAGAGAAATAAATCAAGGTATAAAGGACATACCAGGAGTCGGTGAAGTTAAGACAGTTAGAGATGACACAGGTGAATCAGTAGATGGTGTATCGTTTTTAATATGGAACCCGTCTTATCCAGAGAATGATATACAAGTAACAAGAAATGATGTTTTAATGCAATATTTTGAATACCCGTTTTTCCACGACTTAGAAAATCTACACACAAGAATACAGGTTAACTCATCGTTTGGTTCTTTTGAGCAAGTAGAATATTAATTATGATTGCTGCTAACTTTAGTGCAAATTTTACTACAGGTATTGTTGGTTGTACTGATTTTGTGTTTACAGATACAACGGTAAGCACTCTACCAGTTGTTAACTATTTTTGGGACCTCGGAGACGGTAATGTTACGTATAACACCAATGCGGTTACTCATACCTACACCTACCCGGGCATCTACAACGTACAGTTACAAGCTACAGACTCAAGCGGGCAACAGAGTACGAGTGTTTTATCCGTTACCGCGGATTATTTTATTAGAGATTTAATAGAAATTACTCAAATACCCCCGACATTCTCTAAACCAGGTATACCAACTACGAAACCGTTTGTAGTTTCAGTTACTTCTGCCCAAATTAGCGATACTCTACATATACAGTTATTTTCCTCTAATTCAAACTCTACCCCGTATAATTTTGTTTCCAAAAAATGGGAATTTTTAGTTCCTACTTGGAGATTCACAGATTCAAATCATCAAATAATAACTGAATTACCTGTCAAAACGACACCTGTTTATTGTAATTCTAAGATAGTAGGATCTACAGGTACTGCAGAATTTTATTATATAGATGATCTAGGCGTCGATCCTCTTAACGGAGATTGTGCACTAATGCTCACTCTAACACTCTTACCGTCAAGTTTCTACAATCCTACTGATTCTCCGAGGTATATATACCCTAGCTTTGCTAACAGTAAAGTTACATACACCACTATATTATGGCAGGTTAACCCAGTGCCACCTGATTATCTCAAAGTCACTGGTAACTATTTAGATAAGGTACACCCTGTAAAATGGGTTAATAAAAAAATACCGGTATTAATAACATCTCACAGTCACTTAACAGATCAAGTACAGTTATCTGCTGGTCAATCTGGTATTTTATACTCTCACCCAGGCACAAACGCTAGAGGGTTGAAAACGAGTGTTGATTTGTCCTTACAAGGAGTACCAGCTTCTGCGTATAAAGTTGTTCAACCATCTATACATTTTCAATCTACAGATGCAAACGGCTCGTATACAGGCGGATATGTTTATGCAGATATTATACCTTTAGAACCCGTAACTAATACCGCGGTTATTGCAACAGTAACCTCTAATCTAAATTTAACAGCTACAAAATTCTCCAAACCGTTTGGTTACAGTATACCAACCTACACATGGGTATCGAACCCTGAATCGAACACTCTTCATAGAGTTACGGTTGTACCGTACACAGAGAGTTGTTCCGCAATAAAAGCTGCAAAAAATAACGGATCTTTGGTTGATGGTGCGATGCTTACAACAAGAGTACCGCTTATATCCTCCACGAGCACAGAAAATTATAATCTCACTGGTTTTTCAGGTGTCTATGGTTTAGCAGTTGATATAAGAGAGCAAGACCTATTAGCTGCAGATGCAGAGAGTGATACGATTTATAAATATAATAGCTCTGGAGTTCTACTTAGTGCTTTAAAATTAAGAATATCAAGCGGCGGACTAACACTCTCTAACGGTTCAGGTATAGTTACAAGCACCGGTAGTACGCTAGCTATAGGTTATCAGGAAGATATTGCGTTAACTCCTAGTTATTTGAGTATAGATAAAAACTACAATATATGGATTACGCTTTTTAATTCAGTATCTGTGCTTAAATTTGATAAAGATTTTAATTATCTTTTAGCTGCATGCCCGAATGACGGGTACAATATTATACAGGAAGATGAGTGGCTTTTTAAACCCCCAGTTGCAGAAACAGATAAACTTAACAACATATGGGTAACTTACGCTCAGCCCTTATGTAGTGCTCTTTTTAAATACGATCAGTTCGGTAGCGTGTTATATAAAATCGACTTACCGATAAACAGCATACCTGTAGGAGTTGCTGTTTCTCCGTCCAATGGAGTATGGGTGACAAACACCATGCACTCCACTCCAACGGGGGGTAATATACAATACTACAAGAGTGACGGCACTCTTGTAAACACTATAACCGGGTTTTCGAGACCGAGTTATATAATGCTAGATAAAGATGCAAATGCGTGGTTTACACACGGGTTTAGAGAATTAGGTTATATAGACTCAACTACGTATGCGACTTCTTCCTGGACGTTAACGTCAAACGGAATATTAGATAGTTTTAAACAGATACCTATACCTAACCCTAATATAGATCTATACATTTCCGAAGATGAAGAGCTAGGCGGTCTCACAATAGACGCTCTCAATAGACTCTGGGTAATAGATTCTCAAAAAAATATAGTTCACTTACTCACCACGGACTCGACAACTATAGCAACCTTAACAGGCAAACAAATAAAGATCTTACCAGATTCTATCATAGGTTACGCTCCTAACATTACAACTGCAATAACAACTGTTTTATCTAGTCCATATTACAAATCAGCTCAAGCCACTGGTGATTGGTCAGGTAATAGGTGGTTACAGAAATATGGAGCAGATGATGCTTTTTTAACAGGTGTATCAGATCCTTTTACTGTGTACGATTTTAATAGCAGTTTTAGAGTAAAAACAGTAGATGAAAATTTTAACACGGCAAAAGAATATAAAGATCTGGCGTTACCTGAGCACTTAAAAAGTAATGATTTTTTATTTGATGATTTTTTTGGAGCAGTTGTAGGTAATAGTGTACCAAGTGTAAACGAAGATTTAGGTGAAAAGATTTACGAAAGGATAGCTCGCTTTGTACCGCAGCACGCGGATTTAGACGTTTGTTCTGTCGAGCAGCTTATATCTCACTGTAACGCTACAGATGTAGAAAATATAGAATACACCCACGCTCTTCCAGCAGAAATTAAAAAAGCTTTAGACCTCTTTTCTGTACCTAAAGAAAAGATACGCGGAGTTAAAGATTCAATACCTATTATCTCAAAGAGTGTTGGAAAAATTCTAAACACAGAAACCGCTATATTAACTGCGGGGAAGAAAATATTTTTACAAAATAAATTTAGTTCAGATTACACACTAATAACTATACCGTTATTATCAGGACTAACTGTATACCCGCTAACAGCGTTAGACGGAACAGGGTTTGCACAACCAATAACAGTAAATTATTTATTTTATGATTACGTTCCCGTCTACCCGTCTACAGAAATAGAAGGTAATGCAGTATACATAGAAAATATAATAGATTGGAATAATGAATACACTGCTTTAAGCTATAATTTATCTAGTAAAAGAGATTGGTATAGCGAAACCGGAGTTGTAGAAAACACTTTTAATTACCTTATAACAAAAAATTTATTCCCCGACACTTAAATACTTATATAGCGTGGAAACTAATAAACAACATCTCTCAATTTATGCAGCCCCGATAAGCACAACGGCAAAAGCTCACGATATAGAAGATCCTTTGTCGTTTAAAGATTGGGTTAATACGAGAGTTGGTATTATACCGGGTCAAGAGTACACGCTATACAATCAATACCTCACCGATTGGTATACAGCGAAAAAAGATACTTTTATAAATGAAAAAACTAATGATCTTAAAGTTCGCTATTTATCATTATTAAAACAGTTACAGGTCTTTTTTACGCAAGAAGAAAAAGAAAAATGGTATAATTTTATTAATTTTAGTAGCGAACGAGAAGTTTTACTAGCTATACCTTTTTTTGCAAAAAAATTAAAAGAAATATCATTATATTACATTGAACTACGTAAAAAACTTAAAAGATCAAAACTACAATATAACATAGGTGGTACAGGTACAGGGTTTATTCTAGATTCAAAGGAACATGTACTTAGTAACTTCTCAAAATCCGAGTACAACACATTACATATCCCTTCCTATATTTTCGCAAATATACCAGATTTAAGTGCTACAAAAGATACCTTAGTTGCCCAGGTAGAAGAAATTTACGATGATCATAGCTATTTTGATCATAGTAGTACGATGCCGGTTTCTGCGTATTTTGATTTAAATGATTCTACTACAAAGAAGTTTTTTAAAACAAAAGATCTTAATTTGCCTGAGCTTGAATGGCTATTTACTAATAATATCACCCTTACAGGAGACTTATTTAACCCAGACACAGGACTAGATATTGCTACGGAGTATTTAGCAAAATACGCAGGTCAAGATCACTACATAAGCGATCTAATAAATCAAACCCAGAACGTAGAGAATTATAGTATCGATATTAATACAGGTAATAATTTCTTTTTGTGGCCAGTGGGAGTTTATAGATCTGAGGTCATTAGTGATACAAGATATGTGCCTCAGCCGTTAACAGCTACGGATATAGAAACATTAGGTACAGCAGGGGTAAGTATTGAAGGTGCAGATACTATTTTTGTTAAGACAGCGAACGGAGTAGAAGGTGCGTGGTTACAGCTAAAACAGTATAACACCGTAGACGTCGATATGATTTCATATATCGATAGTAGCAAAAAAACATCCTTTATTTTTCCGTATCCAGGTTACGGACTGTCAAGCGAAAATATGGAATGGACAGGGCCATCTATGACCTTTACTTCGGAGTTTTTTTACCTAGATAATTCTTTTAAAAAAAGTGTTGAGTATGCGTATTGGAATTTCAATCACACACTTACGACAGTAGTACCGGTAGCAATAAATAATACCTCCTTAATAGACTGTAAGGCGTTTGCGAGTACCAATTACACAAATGCTGATAAGATGCGTACATGGCAAGTACCGCCATATACGTTTGAATCATCCTATAAAGGAGAATCGAATCAAGCTTGGCTGTACCGGTTTACCCGTACTGATATACCGATTGCCCCTGGAGAAAACGTTATTTATTGGCCATACGAGAGAGTTAATAAAGAAGAAACTTTTCCAGATTATTACCCGAAAGATGTTTTTATTTGCAATCAAAAATCGCTCACGAGTATAGAATTGCCCTTTAGTACAGCCTCTGACGCTATAACTAGTGCAGATGTAGTGTATAAGATCACAAACTACAAACACACTAAAGAACAAGCCACGGAGTGTGCATGGCTATCAGGCGTAAATATAAAACAATCTGGTTTTATATTTACAAGACAGACTAGTTTAAATCTCATAGGAGAAGCAGGTACCCTCACGAGATTTATATGGGATGGTACGACTCAGACGGATATAAACACAGTCTTTAAAACTTATGCTCATCAAGATGATTGTCCGTATGTAACAGATAAAACTTTAACGTATACAGATTTCAGTAAATGTACCTGCGGAGCAGTGCATTTCTCGCCATTCGGTCACGCAGGAGCAACAGTAACAGATAATAACAGCTATGCAGATATTATCTTTGAAGATACCGGAATTTTAAAACTTGAAGACGTGTTTGTACTTCTTGATTGGAGAGATACAGCTAATAATAACTATAAAAACAGTTTAGCGTTTGCATGGTATAAAACGAACAGTAAAACAGGTTTCGGAGACGGTAAGTGGATATCTGGTATACCTGGCGGTATACCAAGATTGGTAAAAGGTAAGCCGTATTGTTTTTATAGACCGAACTTAAAAGCTATAGATAATAGTACAAGTAATTTACCATCTCTCACGCTAAGACACAAATATTCAGACATTCGAGAAAAAACCTGGGTAAAGGCAAAGAAAGTAGATAATGTTTGGTATAATACCGGGATCGCTTCTGATATGATCCTAAATCAAGAAGACTTACTTATATACGAAAAAGCGAGTACGACTTCTTTCCAGATTACAGGTAATAACCTTCAACAACTAACAATAACAGAAAATAAAGGAAGCCTATGGTCTAACTACGACTATTTAACTATTGTAGACCCTAGCAGTCCTATTACAAATATTACCCAGACAGTTTACGTAACGTACCCTAATAACTCTTTTACAGACCCAGCTGCAGCTGCAGCAATTATACCTGGAGGGATACCGCTTTTAAATAGAGATCGTATTTTAAGCGTTAAGAGCTGGAGTTTAACCGATCCATCTGGCACGGTAGCAACTTATAATGACGTAGCTGGATTCTCGTTTACTCCGGTTATTACTGGTGAATATAAGGTCTCAGTAGTAGCGTTAACAGGTAACCAGACAACTTTCACATTTAACGCTACTGGAGGTGCAATATATACACCCGGTACAACTGGGCTATATACTTTTAATAATATACCCTCTATAACTGCTGTACCTTTATTACAGGAAGCAACATCCTTAACAGCTATAGACACTCCGGTTCCAGGGTTTATTTTAAACACTGATCTCTTCGGTTGGGATTATAACTCATTTGCGCAAAAATTTACAACAACTCCAGGTGCAAGACCATTCTGGGCAAAAGCTTATACAGATAAATCGAATAAAACTGATTTTAAGGGTACAGAAAGTTGGGGCATACCGATAAAAGTATACGACACATATAATTTTATCACTCAGCCTGACATTTCAACTATCTTGCTTGAGACAGGTCAATATGTTGAATATGAAAGAAAGTATAACAATCTATTAGTATGGAAACAACCTCTAGAAAGAAAAATAGAGGTTAACGAAAAACAATGGTGCACGCTTAATTTCACAGTCACGAGTACTACAAAGCTACAAGGGGTTATTGATAATCTAAGAGATAACATTGATTTAGTAGTAATACCGCTTTCAAGTCCTTCGCCTATAACGTTAACAAATATTGTTAACAACGAACCTGTAGAGATTTATTATAACGCGATAAACACATTTACATGGAATATAACAGCTGTACCACAAGTACTTAAAACCATTACTACAGAAAATACAGCAAATATAAGCTACAACGCTACTCGTCCATGGGCACATTTTGCTAATAGATTTACACCTACAGTTGCGCGTATGCCTACTCTTGAGAGTATATACGCTCAAAAAGATACTGGCGGATACTTTCTACCTAATAATCTAGGTACGAGTTTGTACAACTCTAAAGACTATACATTCAATCTCGGTACAACCTCTAGCGCTCTTACCAGTGATTTTGAAGATGTTAATGTACATTTTGCAGGTAGAAGTGTGTCAAAACACGATCACATAACGCCTTATAAAGATTTACAAGAAAACGCAACATGGTTAAAAGATTCGTTTATTACCGGGGAACTTGCAGGTAACGTAAACCGAGAGGCAATTAAAAAATATCAAAAATTTATACCATATCAACCTAGTTCAGAATCTGTAAAAAACAAACAATACGGGCTTGTAACAACCAATAGTAAGCTAACCCCCTGGGGTGGTACTCGAGATGAAAAGTGGATAGATTCTCTTAATGCCCCGAGAAGCTTCACAGGGGTATTCAATATAGATAACTGGGTTGATTCTCAGCAATTAAAAAATACAAAAAAAAGAATATATAATTGGTCTACAGATATTTTTGGTAATCAGTACGCTCTTTTTAAAGATATAGCAGGAGTTGATTTTTACTCTCAAAAAAATGTTCTCGGGGAATTATGGGTAAGAAAAAATTCTCAAATCGTACAGCCAGCGTATATTGCTTTAGATTCTGTTTTTGATACATATAAAGGGTTAAGTGTATATGCTGATTTAACAGGTAATGGTATTAAGAAAATAGATGTGTTTTTTGACACGCTCTATATCGAAACTACAAACACGGTTATTTTTGAAAAAATAATATACAGCTACGAGGATGATAATATTTACAGTTTTGTAGATAGTTCTCACACACTCTCATTACCGTGCCCTGTGACTACTAATCTCAGTAGAGAATTTGCACGAATAAATTTAGCAAGTACACCTTTAGCTGTAGTTGGAGATACGTGGTTTTTTCCAGAACAAAAAATTGTATTAGTAAGCGTATGTGAGTTAAGTGGAAGTAATGTACTACCAACTATTTACGAGCTTGATATTTCAAAAGAAACTTTAGAAAGAGTGTTCCCTGTATGACAAATATAACAAATGACAGTACGCTTTTAGCACAACTTGCTAATTTTAAATTCATTGAAATTGATAGACCCGTTATAAGTTACGATACTCTTAAAAAACAGGTAGTATACTCTTTTATAGGTAGAAACAATCTTTCTCAGGAACATATAATCGAATTAAGAATAAAAAGAACAGATATATACAGTTTAGAGAGGGCGTGCGTGTTTACTCCAAACGGAGCAGCAGTACCGATAAACATTACTACTCCACTAACCATAACCGCAATAGCTGGTACACCGTTCAGTCTAACAGTAGCCGGTGTTACGGAATCCCCTGAGGTAAATCAGGAAGTAGCAATACCAACGTATACATCCATACTACTTCGTCAACCACGTACGTCATTCTTACTCAACTCGTATAATACACCTTATCTATATAACAACAACATGTATACTGGCTTAATTCTTTCGCTTTAGTTCTCGAGAGTTTACCATAATTATATGCATGAGTCTTATAACAAATAGTGTTTTTAGAGATACGTCGCCTAATAGTGTCTCCGTAATACCATTTGGACAGCCAGTTCAATCGAGCGTTTCTCCTTATAGTTATGAAAATTGGTCGATGCGTTTTAATAAGAATACGTCACCTATATACATAAACCAAAGAAACGACGACTTTAGCTTTAGAGGAAACGATTTTACAATTGAAACATGGGTTAATATAGATACGTATAACTCTGTAAATTCTCAGACCGGGGACACAACAGGTTACTGTATTTTTTCAAGTTACGATAAACAAACTAATAACGGTTTATATATTACTCTTAAACTTAATGAAGGAAACAATATAGTAGGCACCCAAACAGTTATAACACTTTTTCACAATAATGAAAGCGTCGTAGTGGGTGTAATACCCGAGGCTTTAACAACAAATTGGTTTCATATAGCTGTTACTCGTAAAGGAGGTGTACGGTTTATTGTACATATAAACGGCAAAAAAATAACAGATACTTATAAGAGCATTGATATCACGTGCAATACAGCACCGACAATAGGTGGGTTTAATTCTACAGATAGTACTTTCCCTGTTTCTTTTATAGGGTATATGTCAAACTTTCGTGTTTCAAAAATAGCCCGATACGGAGAAGATAATTTTAACCTTAGTTCAAGTAAATTTATACCAGATATTAACACAACATTATTATTGTTCCAAGGACCTATATTTCGAGATCATAGTAAAATAATCAGCACTACAAATACTTTGCAGCAAGGAGGTAAGATACCTTTAACGTTTAATACATCTCTTTCAGTGCAAGGTACTCAATTAACACCCTACGCTCCATATCCACCAACACGGAACTACACTCCATCTATACACGGGGGCAGCGTTCTGTTAGATGGTAGTAGCTGTTTAATATCACAGACAAGTAATTTTAATTTCGGTGTTAGTAGTTGGAGTATAGATATGTGGTTTAATCCACACGGTTTGACGAGTAGTAACCCCACACAAACACTGTTCACAACATATGGAGGGGATGGTAATAATACCCCAGGTATAACAATAGGTCTACAGAAAGATATAGGTACCAATACAGACTTTATAACATTTGAATATCAAGGAGTAAACACTGAATTATACAGTAGAATGTTTGCATTAGATGGGTTCGATTATAGCGATAGTACCTGGTCTCAATTATGTGTTATATTTAAAAATAACATTCTTGATCACGGTCCTGGTACCTACTCTCCTGGAGACACTGTGTTAATGATGTATCTAAACGGGGCACCGGTCATGTCACCGAGTACAGACTTTACTTACGATGTTGTTAATAGTTACTACTCTACCATTGGCGCAAAATTGGTAAATACTAATTATGTAGACTTCTTTAAAGGGTATGTGTCCGGTGCTAGAGTTTCTAATACCGCTATTAAAAATAACGTAATTTGTAACGCAAGTACTGACTGGCTTCAACCCTTTACACCGCAACTCACAGCGTCACCTGTAACATCAAACACATCTTTATATCTTAACTTTGATAATATACAAGCGTACGACAAAAGTGCAAAGAACGACATCAAAATCTACGGTACAGTTGAAGATTCAAGTAGTATTAAAAAATTTCAAGCAAATAGTTATAAATTCACAGGATCGAGTAGCTTCATTGTAGTAAATCCTTTTGATATTAATGAGCTCACTTTTAACGGAGACTTTACAGTAGAGACATGGTTACAATGGGAAGAAGTAGATAACTTAAAAGAAACTGGTATATTTCAAACATCTTATACGGATGTAGGTTATAACAGCGATTTTAATACTGGTTTATCGCTTTCCGTTACCCCTGCAGTAGGCGCTTACGTGTTACGTGTTTGTAATAGCACTTATACTGGTCATGATGTAATCATGCCTGTAAATGCAACAAACGTAGTAAGTTCGTGGCAACATATCGCTGTTACGAGAAAAAACGGACAAATGTTTTTCTTTTTAAATGGTTCTCAAAAATTTACAACAGATGTTCTATACAAACATCCTATAATCGCTACATCTTTGAGTATAGGGACGTATAAAACCGCTACTAATTCTTTTAAAGGTTATATTGATAATTTTAGAGTTACTAAAGATTTTGCGAGGTACACTAATACATTTACTCCGCCCACCCAGCAGTTTTCTCTTTCATAATCTAGTATGTCTCAAACTCCTTTTAATTTAGATCCTAATTCTCCTGAATGGGTTAGTATTGAAAAATCTAACACGCTCGTTCCTGGAGCATACGTTAGCCTTCTATCTGGTACAGCTCCGACAGAACCTGGAGAATATGAAATACCTATATTGTTTACAGATAACGGAGTAACAGTACAGCAGGTTGTTAAATTAATTGTAAACCCTGTAACACCTACCCCGACTACAACCCAGACTCCGACTCCTTCGCTAACACCATCTGGTACACCCGAGACCCCGACTCCAACTCCTACCCCGACAGAAACTCCCACTCAAACACCAACGAGCTCTGTGACACCCACTGTTACTCCGACAGAAACTTCAACGCCTACCCCGACTCCAACTCCTACAGAGACCCCGACTCCTACAGTAACTCCTACCATAACACCGAGACCTACTAGTACTTCTACTCCAACCCCTTCAGTTACCCTTACAATAACACCTTCGGTAACTCCTACTATTACGCAGTCTCCTTCAGTAACTCCCACGAGCACTCCCACTAACTCTCCGACACCCTCAGGTACTCCTGAACCCCCGACACCTACACCTACTACGTCAGTTACACCTACAAACACCCCCACTCCAACAACTACCTATGTAGCCTCTGTTATTAATGTAACAGCGCCGTCTATAACAAGAACTTCTGTTTTTAATCTCTCGTCAACTCTCGGGGTATGGAGCGGTGTACCTGAACCTGCGCTAACATATAATTGGAAAGTAAGCGGCACAAATACAAACGGCTGGACATTATTATCATCTCAAGTATTAAACGTAGATGTTAGTGATTTTAATAACTGCAATTTCATATTCACAGTAACCGGTGTAAACATGATGAACACGGTTACTGTAGACTCAAATACACTGAATATAAGCGTTAACAATACAATAGATATACCACAGCTTACTACATGGTATAGCACTGAAGATAGTAGCACGTATTTTACAGATATAGAGGGTACAACTACCCCTAATAATATAGGAGAAAGAATAGCAAGATGGAATGATAGAGTAACAGGTAACTTTACATTAACTCAAACAGTGTTAAGTTCAAGACCGACTCTATCTAGAGAAAATATATACAATAATTACGCTTTGAGTTTTAGTGGTACAAATCGATTTTTAAGTTTACAAAATGAAATTGGTAACTCTAAAGGTACACACTTTGCTGTTTATAGAAGAAATAACAATTATATAGGTTTTGCTAACGCTCAAAACAACTCCGTTTTTTCGGTATGGCATGCAGATGATAGTAGGTTAAAAATTAAAACTCAAAACACTCTTACAGAGAGTGATATATTTAACAATAGCAGTATTAATACAGTTGCAATATTATTTCAAGATGGTAGCCCTGCTACTTTTAACAACAGCGTTTTTTCTGAAACCAGTAATATAAACGGCGAACCTGTTTTGTTTACTTCAATAACAGGTTATAATACATTCGGAAAACTATCCTTCAATAACACTGAATACTTTAGTGATAGTGATATATGTGAGTATTTTTCTACAAGTTCTTTATTAACAAATAAAGAAATTATAACTATCTGTAAAATACTACAAAGTAAGTGGAATAGAACGATACAGCAAACACCTATTGCCTTACAAAGTATAACCGCAACAACAGATTTACAAAATCTAGATACTGTAACTGCATTAACTGGTACGTGGTTAAATGTTGATACACTCAGTGCAAATTGGCAAAAAGCCAGTGTAGCGTTACCTACTCTATGGAGCACTATACCAGGTGCATCTGGACTCACGTATACCACAACAACATCTGATCTTTCATCCTTTTTACGCTACAGTGTGTCTGCAAGTAACCCCTTTGGTAGCACTATAATTAACAGCTCCAGCATAAGGTCGTATGATCTACCTATACCCAGGGCACTAACCGTATTAACAGCTTATGATGCTCAAGGTTATTACACTCTCACGGGTAGTTCTACATGGAGTCTTGCAGATAGTGTAGGCTCTGTATGGCAAGTATCACCTTTGTCAGCTACTACCCCAACTTGGACAACAGTAGGAGATATTAATAATAATGTGTTTGTTTTAAGTAGTGAAAGCTTATACAGAAGCTCTATTAGATATGTAGCTGCTGGAGTTAATTCAGTTAGTAGTGTCTTAGCTTTTTCGACATCTTCGACGCCAACTGCCCCAGTATTAACTGGCACGCTTCTATTAACTTCTAATAGTGTTTACTTTGAATGTAATAGCGCTATTAATATAATACCAGCCTGGAGTAACGCATACTACCCCGTATCTTCGACGTGGCAAGTGGGAGATAGCTCATCACTCACGATATGGTTAGATTTAACGAGTACACCAACAACGAATTGGATACCAGGTAGTGCTGTAAACGGACAGATTGTTAGAGCTAATGTTTCTGTAGCAAATAGATATTATAATGTAAATAGCTTAACTGATAGTGTTCTTGTCGGTGGACCAGCGTATATTGTTTCACGTTTTCCAGATAGTGTTGTTAGTTGTTACGCTCTTTTTAATTTATCATGGTCAGCGACAAATGTTGTTCAATGTGTAAAAGATACAGACCTTATAACACCTGTTAATTTTACTGCAGTAAGCGTTTTAAGTGGTGACTTAATAAGCTGGGCAGGTACAGATACAGTTTACGTAACTAAACTTTATGATCAGAGCGGCAATAGTGATGATATAATATACACGAGCGTTGATACAGCACCTATAATAGCCAGAAACGGTACGCTAATAACTGATCGTTTCGGTGTTCCAGGTATAACATGTAAAGACAATACATCTTGCACTCTTTCTGGTATAACAACAAATGTACAGCTTACATCTCAAAGTCAGCATTTATTTCTAGGCTTAGATTTACTATCTGCTGTTAATTCATATGATGATTACAGCAGCACTATTCTTCCGAGTTTGAGTAGTACCGATGGTACTGTTATTTTCGGTAGAAGCAGCTTTGTACAAGCTCCAGGTAGCACTCTCTCATGGGCTATGAAGAACGGGGCAGATTGGGTCGGCAGTTATGTTACTGATCAACTACAAAGTGGTCGTTATATATTTAAACTCGGAGATGACGATGGAGTTCCACCGGTTATACAATGGAATAACACAACCCCGGTAACATATAGCTTTGATAACGGTACGTTTAGTTCTACTAGATACCCGAAAACATATAGTAATATGAATTTAAATAAAGATGTTGTACTAACCTCGTTTATTTTATTTAAAAATTACTTAAACAGATCTACGGACAATCAGTATATTGCACCTTCGGGTACAGCTTCAGATTTAATTGGTAACACTTTAAATAGAATAAAGTCTCCTACAATTTTTATACCTACTCGGAACGCTGAAAACTTTCTTACACCAGTTCCTCTTACTATTTCTGGTCTCCAACTCTGGCTTGATGCTTCTGATAGCTCTACTCTCTTTGATGCAACTGCTGGTGGTTCTTTGGTGACTGCTGATGGTTCTGCTGTTGCTCGCTGGGCTGATAAGTCTGGAAACAATAGACATGCAATTCAAGGAACCGTTAACAACAGACCAACTAAGAGCGGAGGTGCTCTGTTCTTTAACGGTTCGACGAGTTTTTTTGACTCTATTAACAATCTTTCGTTGAATATGGGCAGAGGTTCAAACGGCACGTTTGTTGTCATGACTAGTGGAAATGGTCGAGCTCTCATTTCAAATGAGCGTACCTCAACTAGTACTGGCAACGGAACGATTCAAGTAGGAAGCAATAAACTTCAATACACTGCAAACACACACAGTGCTCATCCTTATGAATACACTTTGACGTCTGCTGCATCCTTAAGTGCCAATAGAATGAACTTTTGTGCAGTGAGTTACGTTGCTCCAAGTACGACAGGAACGTTATCAGGAGTTTTATGCGTTAATGGACAGTTTCAAACCGTAACTAATGCTAATTATACTGTCTCTGATACAACTACCTATACTACAGCAGAAATTGGCAGATATAGAAATTTTACATATTTTACAAATTATTTTACAGGAAGTATTAGCAAAATTCTTTACTACAACAGAAATTTAACACAAGCTGAAATTACAAGACTATACCAAAACATATGAACAAATACTTCAAAACTAATTCAGTAACATACGAAACAATTAGAGACACAATGGATAAAGCTTCTGGATATCCTTCCAATGAAGCTGAGACTTGGTTTGCTCCAGTAACTGATGCCCCAATGGATGAACAAGGTAACGTTCTCATTGCAGCAATGCCTGAGATTGCAGAGGGGTTCATTAAAGCTGGTGCTCAAGAAATCTCTGAAGAAGAATTTCAAAGCTTTCTTTTAAAAAAAGAATTATAAATATATAGCTTTCAAAGATAAGATTTATATAAATAGTAATACATGACAACAGGGTTTACCATAGTATCGAGTTCAACAGTATTTAATACATACTCTTGGGATCATGGTGTACCTAATGTTCAATCCTGTTCATTTCCTTCTTCTATACCGAGTTCAGTTAATAGAGCTCCTATAACACCTGCTTATCTAACTACTAGTTATACCTCTGGTTATTCCCCTGGCTTGATTGTACAGTTTCATAGTACATCTCAAGCAAATCCGCCTGTAAATGGAACATCAACGTATTTTGAATGGGATTTTGGAGACTACTATAACGATGATACTAATATAGTAAGAGTAAGCTGCCCGAATCATTACATCGACCATATATATGTAATGCCAGGAATTTACACAGTAAAGCTAACTCAGTACGAAGTTAAACGTAAGCAGAATTTTATAGAAGAAGGTAACCCGTGTATAGGTAGTTTTGATATTTTATGGTACTGGGATAAAATCACGTGCAACGCTGTTGATATAAAAAACAGAGTATCATGGGATGATGCTTCGTGTATACTCAACGGGAGAGTAGCAAGAACTTGGGACAACCAAACTGCGTGCTTACAAACACATTGTAAAGATTGGAGCTGGACTGAGCTTAAAGAAGTCGGTAGAAACCCTGTTAAATGGGATAAAACTTACCCGTCTGCTGAATTTTCCAAATTATGGAAATATGAACCACCCGCTGTTGATTGTGAGACTCCTACAGGTTTTAAATTTGAAGAGGTATCAGATATTACAACGCAGACTAATTTACAGACATTTTTAATAGAGGTAAAAGAAATTCTACCAACTGCAAAAGTTTGTATACTATCATCACCGACTCACGGCACAGCTCCTTTAAGCGCGCATATTACTGCAAGATATAGTGTACCTGGTAGCTTTCCTTTTGAAAAAATAGTATGGGATCTTGGAGATGAAACTCCGCTTCTAACAGTATCTAGACACGCAGCACCTGATCCACAGTATTTTGCATACACGGATATATTTCCTAATGATGTAAATGATCCAAGAAACTATGATGTAGTTCATAACTACATACGCTCTGCTAATAGCTATCATATGTTTTTCCCATCGATTACAGCTCATAGCTGTAATACAGATTCTCGTAATTCAAGCTCTACTGTATTAGGACCTATTAATCCTCAAGTACCAAAAACAGTGAATGTAGTCAATACAGGTAGCGTTATTACAAAGCCTGTCTCCCGTTTATTAGGAGCTAGAAATAAGAACAATGACGTAGTATACACTGTACAGGTAGAGAATAGTGTCGGGTTTGTAAGATCTGAAGATCCTAATATACCTAGTATAAGCAATAGCGGAACATCAACTCACATTACCCCACCGAACGCTTTAAGTAACTGTGTAAATAACTTACCGTTAGTGTATCAGGGTAACCCAGGTACCGGCTATCCACCACCTCAAGCTAACACATCTTGTGACGTACCTCTTTGTATTCCGCCGACACCTACGCCAACACCTACCCGTACACCGACTCCGCCACCTCTATGCGATCTGGATTTTGAATTAAACCCACTAATTACCCCAACCCCAACCCCAACAATCACTCCTACAATAACCCCGACTGCAACTATAACCCCTACCCCGACTCCGTCAAACCGAGCTGGCACGGTAATCGTAGATAACGCCCCGTTAAATCTTACATTAAACAGTAACTTTACAAGAACACCAGGCACTGATGTGTGGTATAGAAACACTCAAATACTGACAAATAATGTAAACGGTATTACTGAAATTTTTCTACCCCTCTCTCCTGGTAACTTAGCTACTGGTAATTTTGCAGGGATGAACAATCTCATTAAAGCACGAACAGCTCCGTTCGGTTGGCAAACAGTCAATCACTCCAATTCACCTTCACTTACAAGTATCGAGTGCTACGTATCAGCTAACTTAACAACTCTAAACGTAACTAACTGCTCAGCACTACAAAATATAACCGCTTATTTTAATACCTCTTTAACGAGTCTAGATATAACCGGCTGTAGTAATCTCACGAGTATTGCAGCTCATGGTTGCGCGATGCAATCAATTGATATTGTAGATATTATACAAAAACTTGTCGTATTTAACAAAAATAACGGAACACTAAGCCTGTTTGGTAACCCAGGTTCATCTACTGCGAGTACAACAGCAGCAGCAGATATACTAACACTAGCAAGTAGAGGCTGGAGTGTAAATATATAACAATATATGTCTACTGTGATAAAATTTAAATCTCTTAATTACACTGGTAAATCCGCAAATGTTACCTTTTCGCCTCTCACTGGTGGTAGTACGATAAATCTAGGCTTATTTACACTTCCGCACACTTACAATACATCTGCATACCCGTACGGTGCGTATAATTTCTTTTTTTCGCAATACAACAAGACATGTACACTGTATGTAACACCGCCTAATACTATTACGTTAAATGCAACGTTTGCACCAGGTTCTACGATAGTTAATTATGTAGCTCTAGCCCAATACCCAGTCAATACGTCAATATCAGCAGTATTCACTCAGCAATTATGTTCGGTTACCGGTTTTGTTGATACATATAATATAGTAATGCCTTTTAGTATTAATAGCATTAGTGCTACGTATTCCTTAACATCCCTATCTGTAGATTTTAATGATTTGATAAAAACAAATTCTATCAGTAATTTTTACATACTACCTTCGAGCACAACCATGTTCAATTACACAACTAGTGTACAGAACAATTTCCCAGTACCAACTCCTACGGTAACACCAACTCCAACTCTTACACGAAATCTCACACCAACACCGACCCCTACAAACACCCCTACAATAACTATAACACCTTCAGTAACTAATACTGTTACACCAACAAACACTCCTACTCCATCAGTAACCCCGACGATAACCCCGACGATCACAACTACCCCAACGTGCACACCAACAACCACCCCGACCCCGACTGTTACCCCATCTACGAGAGCATGCGGATTTATACCTTTCATTATTACTGTTACTGGTACTAGCACAGGGAACGTCTGGGGTAGTAATCCATATACAGCAGACTCAGATATTAACACAGCTGCAGTACATGCAGGCTTAGTTTCTGTAGGTGACACGGCTACTATACGGGTTATAGATATGGGTAATGTTACAAGCTTTACAGGTAGTACTAATAACGGAGTAAGTACGCGTAACTACAGCGCAGAATTTTGTGGTATAAGACTTGTAGTATTTCCGTAAATAAGTATACATACACCTAATGATACCGCAACTTACAATTTCTTCATTAAGCTCTTTACAACCTGTAAAGCTTAGATACGAGTATAAGAATGACGAAGAGCTTAACAAAACGAGCACAATGTATGTCGGCGGATTACGTATTGAGAGTTTACAGGCATTTAATAACTTTCAAGACACTGTACAAAATAGAGGTAACTGTTTAGTTTTAACATCTCATACAGAATTAAGTAGTGTGTTTAGAGGCTTAACACAAAATCAACTGAACACAATACCAGGTACAATACTAATACAACCTAATAATTCCACGTCTTTTTTTGCAGCTAAAGAGCCTTTAACCAAAAGAGTTACCATTAGCAACACCCCCTCTTTTATACACGTTCGACCAGTACCTGGTACTTCCGAAGTCGAGGTACTTATAGATAATGAATATTTACAGATAGAGCCAAATTACCCGTTCACTGTGTATTTATCAGAAGATTCGTTTAGCGGTGCAGATCTATATAGACAAAGGTTTACATGTACGTATCAAGGTAATACTTGCAGTTTCAGTATACAGACTAATGCAGGAGTAAGATACTTAGCATATAATAATGATGATATATTAAGAGCAGTTGGTACTATGCTTTGTAATTCTATACCTAATAATTATATTTTTAATGTAATAGAAGTCACTCCAAAGGCAAAATCGTTAGGATTTATTCCAAAAAACAATATTGTTTCGTATTTTTTAAGTTTTGAAGATAGACAAAATAACGAAAACGTTAAAATAAATCAAATTCAAGAAGTTAAAACGAACTTTTTAGCGAGTTTTTCAATACATGAAGCTGCAACTACAGGGGAAGTAAATTTAAATTTTGCAAACTTACGCACTAACTTTACTCCAGAAGGCGTACCTATACCAGTGCTTTCTGCAGCTCCTCAAGCAGCAACTCCACCACCTGTCCTAGGAGCAGGTATATATGCATCGAGCGTTTCTATCATTGGTGGTAACAGTATTTTTGATGAAGAAGGAAACACTATAGTACAAGAAGGTGGAGATCCTATCATACAGGAGTAAAAATAATGAATTTCAAAGGATAACCTATAAATATAACTGATGAGCGTTTGTAACTATACAGTATCAATTAACGGAACAGATTGTATTGGAGATTCCCGTGCAATTATTAATCAAAATTTTTCTAATCTCGATAATGCTGTATGTGCATTATCATCCACCGGTATAGGAGTAAGTAACACGTCTACTATAGCGATGACATTTAACCCTGCTACAAGAGTTGTTAGCGCATCGTTAAACCCGTTATCTGTATCTGTAATAGAACTTGGAGATAATGCCGTAGAAACTGCAAAAATAAAAGACTCCAATGTTACAACAAGTAAATTAGCATTTGACGGCGGTTCTTTAAGCCATAGAAATAAGGTAATTAACGGTGCATTTGAAATATGGCAAAGAGGTACATCATTCACAAGTTCAAACTATTTTACAGCAGATCGTTTTTTAGTAACAAGAGGCGGTAGCGGGATAGGTACAGGTTCAACAAATTTAACAGTTACGAAAGATACAACTACTCCCTCGCAGTTTCCTTCGGATCCTGATAATTTTACTAGTTGTATGAAAATACAAAGAGTAGCTGGAGATACTAGTACGCAAACTGTGAAATTAATTTATGTACTAGAAGCAAAAGATTGCTTGCTGTTTAGTGGTAAGAGTGCAACACTTTCTTTCTTTGTTAAAAGAGGTACAGATTTTACAAGTACAGATCTTACATCTTACGTATACACAGGGGTTAGTGAAAATCAAGGTATAACGAGTTTACACGGTAATTCATGGACCGGGATTAACACTCAAGCAAGCTCTGTAATACCAGTTTCGTTTAACTGGCAAAGAATAACACAAACAGTTAGTATAGCAAATAATGTCAAAGAAATCGGTTTTTCTATACAGTATACTCCACAAGCAGGATCAGCAGGAGCTGATGAAACCCTTTACATAACTGGGGTACAGTTTGAATTAGGTGTAACTGTAACACCTTTTGAGTATAGAGCTATAGGTTACGAACTTGATTTATGTCAGAGATATTTCGAAAAAAGCTACGATTTAGATCAAGCCCCTGGTACAGCTGCAACCACTGAAGCTGTACAGTACGCAATACCAGGTTTAAGTAATACGCTTTACGGCTCTAGTGGTAACTTTTTAACACGTAAGTTTAAAGCTCCGCAAGTTACAGTTTTTAACCCCACAGGAACAGCACCGTCTTCTAATAAATTTATAGATACAGGTGGTAGTATTTACACAGTAACAAGTACACAGAGCACAGAAACGAGAATTTCTACAATTACAACATCGGTACCTATTGCGAACGGTAAAATTTTACAATATCATTATATAGCAGACGCTGAAATAATTTAAGATGACACCTCCTTTTGAATTCGTACCATCCCTTACAGCTCAGCCGTTTAATTTCGGTAAGGCTGAAACATTTTCGTGGGTTGCGTTTGAAAGTACGAGTTTACCGAGAGAGTTTTACGCTAGAGCATGTTACATAACTAATCTATCTGACTTAACATTTTCGTTATGCGCAGCTGACATACGTATAGGTGGTGTTGAAATAGTGGATAACGAATCATCTCTTAGATGTGATGTTACGTCTTTTACATATGAAGATGGTAGCTACAATGCATTAAGAGTTGTAAATCAAGATCTAGATCCTGAAATAGATACAATATCTATAGCTGATAAGAATAGTAATAACGTTACTGTGTACGCTGAAACATCTTCCTTACGCGTACATCTCACTAACTTTGGCTCTCTTACATCATTTTTAGAGAAAGAATTTAATGACACACAGACCCTTTTAAGCTCTCTAACAGCTCTTAACCAAAGAGAATTCAACGAAACTCAGACTCTTTTAGACTCTCTGACATCACTAAACCAAAGAGAATTTAATGACACTCAGACCCTTTTGAGCTCCCTTACGACTCTTAATCAGAGAGAATTTAATGATACTCAGACTCTTTTAAGTTCATTGACTTCTTTGACACGGGTCGAATTCAATGAAACTCAAACTCTTTTAGACTCTCTGACATCTTTAAACCAAAGAGAGTTCAACGAAACACAGACTCTTTTGAGCTCACTTACAGCTCTTAATCAGAGAGAATTTAACGAAACTCAAACTCTTTTAGACTCTCTAACTGGGTTACAGGATAATAAACAGAGTCAGATTATTACACTGCTACATCAGTTAACTGCAAACACAGATGAATTAGAAGTTAATTTAGATAATCTCGAAATTAATACTGATGGAGTAGAAACACTTTTAAGCTCTCTTACAGCTCTTAGTCAAAAAGAATTCGATGAGACTCAGACTCTATTGAACACGTTAACAGCAAAAGATTATGCTACTGCAACTAATCAAACAGCTATTATTACTTTATTAAACTCATTAACAAGTAGTGAGTATAATTTTAATTTAAATACAGATGATATTGAATATCTTTTAAGTTCTGCAAATACGTTAAGTGTTATATTAACCGCCAGTAGCAACGTAACTAACACCCAGCTATCAACACTCACTACTACGGGTTATGAAATTGTTAATAACCAAGAGATACAAAACACTTTATTAAACGCATTAACAGCTAAAGAATATAATGTCACGTTAAATGTTGCAAGTATCGATTTACCTACAGTAAAGATAGAGACGTTATTAAACTCATTAACGGCTCTTAATCAAAATGAATTCAACGAGACTCAGATCCTCATAGACTCTCTGACCTCTCTAAATCAAAGAGAATTTAATGAAACTCAGATTCTTTTAGACTCTCTTACAGCAAAAGACTATGCTACTGCAACTAATCAAATTTATACACTTACTGCAGCAAATAATTTTTACACAAACTGTATCACAGAGTTAACTAGTCTTACAGCTATAGTTAACGATATAGAAGAAAAAACTACGGCATTAAGCACTGGTGTAGCGTATCTCACAGGGGTTGAATTTTCTACGACCGTTAAACAAGAAAGAATTATCACTCTACTTGATGCGCTAACTGCAAGAGAATATGATATTACATTAAATGCACAAGATATAAATCTTAATGTAGACAATGTTGAAGAGCTGCTAACCGCTTCTAACACGTTCTTAAACGAGATTACATCTAATCAAAACATTCAAATAACTCTAGAAAAGACACTTACAGCTAACAGTATTTTTGGTACAGTGAGTGGTACACCTTTATATGTTACAGTTTTAAATTCTGTCAGTTCGATTTCTCTTACAAATCAATTAACAGGTATTACAATCTTAAACCCTGTTAGCTCAGTCTTTATAACAAATCAGTTAACAGGGATCGTAATTACAGACGATGTACACGTACATGCTTCGTCGACATTTCCTATTTCCGGTTCCGTAACTGTTTTAAACCCAATTAGTGCAATTACAGTTTTAAATCAACTAACGAGTATCACGATCACTAACCCTGTAACATCATTGAGTGTGAATAACACCGTTGATGTATCTGGCTCGGTAACTATTCTTAACGCGATTAGCGCTGTTTCTGTAACAAATCAACTTACCGGTATTACAGTATTAAACCCGGTTACGTCAGTCGATGTTTTAAACACGGTAGCAGTTTCAGGTAATGTGACAGTGCTAAACCCTGTTAGTGCGGTCTCTTTAACAAATCAACTAACTAGTATAACAGTCACTAACCCAACTACGGGCGTTAATATTCTTAACTCAATCACCTTAAAGGATCTTAACAACAATAACGTTACAGTAGTACCCGCAACTTCTTCCCTGAATGTTAATGTAACAAACCCGGTACCTGTTTCCTTTGTAACTGGTGCTCTGAATACTGATGCATTCGGTCGCTTAAGAGTTTCCAGCCCTTTAACCCTCTTTGATTCTTCTCATAGATATCGAGATAATAATCTTTGGAGTTCTTTGACAGCAGCTGGTGGTTCTACTTCATTTAGTCAAAATCAAGGTTTAATCGAAATGACTGTTAGTAGTTTGTCCGGTTCTTCAGTGATCCGTGAAACCACAAAAGTCTTCTCATACCAGGCCGGAAAATCTTTGCAGATTATGAATACGCTTGTAATGGCTCCGTCTGCTCAAAATGTAATTCAAAGAGTAGGTTACTTTGGTCATGACAACGGAATCTATTTTCAGTTAGATAGCGCTACACCAAGCTTTGTTGAGAGGAGTTTGGTGTACGGTTCTCCGTCTTCGGAAACAATTGTACCGCAAACTTCTTGGAACGGCGACAAGCTCGACGGCACAGGTCCGTCTGGTTTTAAACTAGATGTTACAAAAGCTCAAATTCAATGGATGGACATTGAATGGTTGGGAGTTGGAACTGTTCGAACCGGCTTTGTAATTAATGGTCAGTTTATTCTTTGTCACTCATTCCATCATGCAAACTTAATTTTTTCAACGTACATTACAACTGCTTCGTTACCTTTGAGGTATGAAATTACTAACAAAGGAGCAACCGATGGTTCTCGTACAATGAAGCAAATATGCTCTACTGTTATTTCTGAAGGTGGTTATGAGTTAAGAGGCTTACAACAAGCAGTCTCTATTCCAATAACTGCACCAAGAACGTTTGCAGTAGCTGGCACGTTTTACCCAATTATTACAATTCGATTAAAAGCAACTCCAGACAGATTGGACGGAATTGTTATTTTAACGGCTTTATCAATACTCGGACAAGGAAATGGTATAAACTACAACTGGCAGGTAAAAGCAAGCGGAGTCACGACAGGTGGAAGTTGGGTTGATGCAGGAGTTGATAGTGCCGTTCAATACAACATTACAGGAACAAGCTATGCGGGGGGAAGAATTTTAGCAAGTGGCTTCTTAAATTCTTCTAATCAAGGTTCTCCGAATTTGGATATTCTCAAAGAAGCTTTGTTTAAGTTTCAATTAGAACGAAACAATTTAACAAAAACTCCTTTTGAATTAACATTGGTTGCTGCATCAGATACCTCAAATGGTTCTGGTATGTTTGCATCTATGGATTGGGAAGAGATTAGCCGCTAAAGTTGCTGTAGTTGTTTTTTTTTGATTAAATATTAGTAATGAGAAAATATAGCCCTAAAAGAAAATATAGTACTACCCCGAACAAAAAAACTAATACTAAAAAAAAGTACGGTAAACTAACAACTAAAACTGTTACTAATGAAACAGCAACCCCTATACGCACTGTTTATAACAATATAGTAAATTTTATTGGTACATTTTTTAACGGGTTAAAGAGATAATTATTTATATGCCCTCAAATTGGTATATTAATTCCCAACCTGGAGAAAAAGCTTACGATCTAGCAGCAAGACAATCCCCGCCACTTGCTAATGCTATTAAAGGTCTAACGACTTTCTTTTCTCCTACAACCGGTACAGCTGCATCTACACTAAATACAGCTCAAGGTGGAGTTGAGGGAATTGCAGGTGCGGTAAGTGGAGCAGGTCTAGCTGGAGCTGCAGCTGATGGCGATATAAAACTAAACCCTGAAATTTATAGAAGACTGAGATATCAGTATTCAAATCTCTATGTAGCTACTGTAGCTGGTGCTACTACAAGCGCTATAGGTGGTGTACAGGATACTATGGTATCTGCAGTCAGTGGAGCTAGCATGGAGTTACAAAAGAAGTTAAAACCTATTTCTAGCTTTATGGGCTCAACACTAGGTACAATGACTGGAGTTTTAAAAGATCCTATTGGCTCTGCAGAAGCATTACCAAGCACACTAGGTACAATGATGAACAATACCAATCCTGCTTTAGCTGCAAAATATGAAGCTACATTTAAAAAATACAATATAGATAAATTAGCCGAATTACCACAAAATATGTTCGGCAATTTACAACAGATGGTTAAGCTTATTGATTCTGCATTAGCTGTACCAATTAATTTAGTTACAGATATATACTACGGTATGATGGATATAATGAAGCAAATTAACGATTTAATAGATAAAGCATTTGAAATGGTTCAGCTTATGTTTAATACTATTATTCGTACTCTTGCTCCAGGGTTACCGGAATTTTTATCTGCCCTAGCTGATTTTTCAAATCAGCTTTCTGGTATATCATCCATATATTCTGGATTCAGTCAAGTTACGCAATACACGTCTCAATTACAAACAATGTCTAACAAATTAAACGGCTTTATACAAAACCCGTTTGATTATGCATACAGCTTTATGCCTGCCCAGGTATCAAGCTCTATGTACACTTTAAGAAACCCTCAAACAATTTTAAATCAATTTGTACCAACTGAACTTGCAAATAATTTTTCAACTATCTCAAAGATAACTGGTTTCGGTTTTAACGGCAAGATGGGATATGGTCTACAGAGTGTTTTAGAAGGATCGAGGCAAGGTGTTGTATCAAGTATACTAAAAGGGTTTTCAGATCAATTTCCTATACTTGCTCCACTTTATACAGGTAGATCAATACCTGCGACAAGTGATTATCCTAATTCTACAGCCATTGTGAGTGTACCGAATGGACCGCAATACAATATAGATAGAACGACAGGTCAAGTTGTACGTATAATGAAACCTGAGCCTGTTATTCCGCCAAAAACAGGTTAAGTACTTGTATGTTTAATGAGGATTTTAAAAAATACGGTAATTACCTCGGTATATGTATAGAGAATAGAGATCCAGAGTATCGTGGTAGAGTGAAAATCTTTATACCACATATAATGCCCGATCTTCAAGAAAGTTGGAATGATTCAGGGCTTGATATAACTATTGATTGCGTCGGTAACAATTTACAAAACGGTTTAGATTCAAGTATTATCGATAAACTAAGAAGTATTCTACCATGGGCGGAATGTGCTTCACCTGTCTTTGGTACGTCTACTGCAGGTTCCTTTAACCCGGTTAACGGTACATACAATCAAACAAATTACACTGAGAATAGTAATGCTGCATTAACTCCTTCTTCAGCAAATTTTAAGATTGATGAAAACATCGATGAGAATTTAGCAAGATACACTATGAGTATAGGAGCTAGAGAAACAAGTTTCGATACGTCTGAAGCTAATTCTGACTACTACAACGGCACAGCTACTATACCAGGTAAAAATGGCAGTTATTATAATTCAAATGTGGCAAGAGGTGTTAATAAGGAAGGATTAACCCTTGAGCAATCTCAAGCAAAATACGGGGATTATGGCTACTTTCAAACAAATCAAAACGATGTCGAGCACGCCGTAAGATTAGGTGTACCGAGAGACATTGCATCTGCAATGAATAACGGTGGAGGTAGAGGTAATTATACTCCCGAACAGCAAGCCAGAGCTACTGCTTTATATATAAAAGCTTATAGACCTGAAGCAGCTGCAGCTGCCTCGAGAGGGGATTACGCAACAGCTAACGCTCTATTAAAAGGTAAGTGGCCGAGTCTACCAGGTGGGAGAAGCCATAAACCTGGTCAAGACAGTAAAGCTAACGCATTTTTATCAGGTTCAAAGCAAGCACCTAATATCAATCAACCGGCAAGTAACCCTGACCCGTCTTCGTTAACAGCGCCACCGATGCCGCAAAGTACTGCAGAGGGAGGAGATTATACTACTAATTCTCAAGTACCGTCTGATGGAGTAAATGTGAGTACAACTGTATCAGGCGGTGGGCAAGGTATAACAGGTACAGTATCTGGTAAGAGTACAACGTCGAGCCCGGGGTTTGCTAACGCTTTTAAAAGTAATGTTTTAAAGGGAGCTTCTGGCTTAAAGAGTGCGAGTGGTACAACATTGTGCGGACAAGGCACGAGAAAAGCAGTTGGATTAGCTTTAGGGGATTCATATTATTCAAATACCGGTTTCGGTACTGATATAACAGCTGATACTGTAAGGAACGGGTACTGGACAAAGAAAGGAGATTACGCTAATGGAGGTACAGTCGGTAGTGATTATAAACCACAACAAGGAGATGTACTCGTACATCAAAAAAATAAAGGAGGTACCGCTTACGGTCACGCTCAAGTGTATTTAGATGGTCAATGGCATTCGTGGAAATCAGGAGACGACGTACAAGGTTATTTAAATAAATCAGGTCAAACAACTACTGTTATGAGATTAACAGAGCAAGGCAAACAAAAATTAGCTAGCGCAGGAGTAGCGGATGCTTCTTTACTCGGTAAGGACGGAAGCGTGCTCGCAACAGCTTCAGCTAGAGCTAATGACGAAAATAACGGTATAGAAGGGGATTACAATTCCAATATAAGCAAACATACAACGAGTACGCAAGCAACACCCTTAGACACAACTGGTATGGCTCAAGGTCTGTTTTCTGTTCCTAATCCTGGCGCTCTCTTATGGGTATTTTTTAGAGAAGGTAATCCTTTATTCCCGGTGTATTTTGCAGCTTCTTATGGTGCCGCTGAGTGGGCAAGTGTATACACTCAGCAATCTCCGCCTCTTTACTACCCCAAAGAAAACGATATTTCCACTATAAACAATGAAGCTACTTTGAGACCTAATAGTTGTGGTGCGATAAAATTTAACGGTACTGTTACTGATGAAAAGGATTATAGAAGTATAAAAATAGCTCATGCTAATGGCGGTTTTCACGAGTTACACGCAACAGGTACAATACATTACTCCCCAAACGAGCATGTAGAACAAATCGGTGGTAATCGTTTCAGTTATTGTTTAAATAAAGAAGAATGGGTTCAAGGCACTGATAATAGAGTTACAATAGGAGATCAATACATAGTTGTAGGTACACCCACGCAAGCAAATATCAAGGTAATAGAAGAATTGACTCAAAAAGTAAAAAAAATTAACGAAGAAATGCTTAAAGATTGATAGTTATATGGCTGACGAATTAACAAAAACAAGAGCTGAAAATGCAGCTATGATATCGAAGATATCAGAAAAAGATCCTAAATTTAGTGAAGCGTATAATAACTCTTTAACATCTGGTAAATCAAGTACAGAAGCTTTAGACGATGCAATTGCTGATAAAGAATCAAGAAGTAAGCAAGCATCAGAACAAAAAAAGACTAGTGTACAGTGCCCGACTTGTTCAGGAAAAATGCTTGTAAATGATTATAAGCAAAAAGAAGAAACATTAGAGGGATATACAGGTAATACAGGCTTTGCTGCTAGAATACCTATCATAGGTGCTCTTTTTAAAGGACCGAAAGACAAGCAAAGTCTTTTTGATAAAAAGTGCCCGACATGTGAAGGTAAAGCGGAATTAGAAGACAAAACAGATCAAACTAAACAAACTCAAAAAGCAGCAGAAGTCGCTCAAAAAGAATCTAAAGAAATACTTGAACTAGAGAGTAAGCTCGGGCCATTAGGTGGCAATAGACATCAGCTAATAGTTGGAGATGATATGTTAGAAATAGGTTTAGGTTTTAATGACTCTAAATCGTATAAAGTTGTTAAGGAAGGTCAAGTATCTCCTTCCGGTGGTAAAATAGAATCAAAAGCTACTATACCAGTGTATAAAAAAAGCTCTAGTGTAGTAGGTACGAACCCACTTGCAACCCCAGGTGGTCATTATCACATTAAATGCAGTAATCAATTTAGCGTGTTTACAGGAGCACAAGGTATTAATTTAACTTCTGTAGGACCAGTAACTATAAAAGGAGGTATTACTCAGATTATAGGTCCAGAAGTAACTATAGGTTCAAGTGTCGGTCCTATATCCTTAGAAGGAGATCACGTACAAATAACAGGTAAGAGTATAGCACTTACTCCAGACCCTGCAGGTAACGGTCAGGTAACCGTACAAGGCACTATGCATACAGCTGGTAACGCTATTATAGGCGGAGGTGCACATATTGATGGAGACTTATCATTCAATTCTGCAACATGTCCAGGTCGTGTTGAAAGATCGAGAGTATCTTCAGATCCTAATCAAGTTACTGGTCCGGCACAGTGGAGTTATACAGGAGCAGCTAACGCACTAACAGATTTTATAAGAAAAGTAACAGTGCAGTTAGCAGACCCTACTTCAGTGCTATTAAGCCCGCGTGGTATGAAAAACATACAGCAGGAAGCTATGTCTCTTGCAAAAAAAGCATTACCTATAGAGACTCAGCCAACAGGTGTAATCTTACCCGGACAGTGCGTCGTGGTAGGCGCAAATGGTACATCTACAAACCCTGCACCTATACCTATATATAATTTTCCTCATCATCACACCCTTGCAGATGGTGCACATAGTCACGATAGCTTTGTACCTAACATTAAACTCATGAACTCTTCTGATGAAGTAAGAAAGAACGCAAAGCAAAAAGAAGCAATAGCACCTGTAGGTATATCTGAACCAGGCGGAAACATCTTTAGTAAGATGGGGAGTAGTATACTAGGTGTACTCTCTTTAAGAGTTAACCCTTAGATTGTTTTTTTCTGTAAAGCCTGTAAAACAGTAAAACATATTTTATGTATTAACTCCACACAGTTATCTTCATTAACACTTGTTATATCTATACCCTGAATTAACTCTAACGCTTCTAGATACATTCGATATTTGTCTTCAGTTACAATATATTTATTTTCTCCGAGATGTTCTGCTAGTATAGTAAACTGATTACCTGCATCAGTTAAATCGTACTCACTAGGGCAAGATAGGTAATCGAGTATTTTTTCTTGATATCTATGATGTACTGTATCGAACCCCTTTATAATAGTGTTTAAGCATACGTCCTCTGGTACATTAACATCGTATACCGTTGGAAATTTATAATCCACAGGAAAATACATCGCCTTTGTTGCATCATAAGGATGCTGTGGTATAGATGTTAGTGTGTCGCTAAAAGCTTGGATTGAACTACTAAGATGAAAAAGTGTAGATGATAATTCAGCTTGTAGAGCACTATAATTTTCCATTTAAAAATTTATTATTTTCCTAACTAAAAATCAAGTTTAAACTAACAACTCTCCAAGAAATCCTTCCCATTGCTCGTGATGTTTAGCGATATCTGCTTGACCGTTATTTGTGAACTACCGAACGACTAAAGATCGTTCGGCTTCAGAATGTACTTGCGCACATTCTTCTTTTTAGACATCTCAACGCTTGTGCCTTTCAAAGATTTCTCCTTGACGGGTCTTATTTTAGCTCCATGTCTGTAATCGTCTGTTCCAGACGATAAGATCGTAATGCCTCTTTGCAAAATATTTGTTGCGGCATTAATATCTCTGTCATGCTTTGTGTTACAAGAAACACACGTCCAATCTCTTTCTTTGAGAGTTAGTTTGGATTTGACCTGATTGCAACAACTGCATGTTTTACTGGATGGAAAGAAAGTTTCAATACGAATGACTTCCTTTCCATACCATTTTGCTTTGTATTCTAACTTGGAGACAAAGCCACTCCATGCTACATCACTAATAGACTGTGCTAACCTATGGTTAGCCATCATTCCTTTTACATTAAGGCTCTCCAATGCTATTAGATCGTAGTTTTTAACAAGAAAAGAGCTGATCTGGTGTTGCATGTTAGTACGAGAATTGGTTATCTTCTCATGCAAACAAGCTACTTTCAGTCTTTGTTTGTCTTTTCTTTTCGAATCTTTTTGTTTTCTATTAAAATGTTTTTGTTGGTCTTTAAGTTCTTTTAAAAATTGTTTTAAAAATCTTGGATTAGCAAATCTTTTGCCATCAGAGGTTATCAAGAAGTCTTTTAAGCCTAAATCTACTCCAATCTTCTTTCCTGTCTTTTTTAGAGGAGTCTCTAAAGGCAACTCGCAAAGAATACTAACGTACATCTTTCCAGAAGGGACTTTAGAAAACGTTGCACTTCTTACTTCTCCTTTGATCTCTCTGTGCTTTGTGAAAGGAATGCCTTCTTTAAACTTAGGAACGAAGATTTTGTTTCCTTCTATGGTTACATGCTGAGGGCAACAAAACGAGTCACTATTAACTTTCTTTGACTTAAAACGAGGAAACTTTGATTGTTTTTTAAAGAATCTTTGATATGCGTTCTCTAAATTCTTCAAAGAGCCTTGGAGACACTGAGCGTTAACTTCTGAAAGCCATTCGTATTCTTCTTGTTTTTTTAAAGAAGTTAGAGATATACATGTGTTGTTAAAGTTCAAAGTAGTTCCGTTATCTTTGTAGTGACGAATCTTTTCACCTAAGAAATAGTTATAAAGAAACCTTGTGCAACCAAAGTGCTTTGAAAGCAAGGTGAGTTGATCCTCTTTGGGATCAAGTCTAAACTTGAACGCTTTAAAATATGTCTTTGGTGCTTCCACTTATTATATTTAATCAAAGCGGAAGTATTTTTCTAATGAAAATATTAATTTCTTTACAAATATTTTAAAGGCTGAGTTTCATCTGAGTGACTAAAGATCACTCAGCTTTCACTCAGTCCTAACATGTAAAAACTAGGTGAAGGTGCACCACGATACTTCCAACGATGTTCAATAGCTTTTACTCTGAATGATAACGCCATAAGAACCTTACTTGCAAAAAGTAATGTACAACCATCCTCACTCAAATAGGGTAGTGAATCATCGATCTTTTCAATAAACTGAAACACGGTAATAGCAACTCGATGACACTCATCATCAGAAGTTGCAAATTTACTTGTCAAGCAAATTAGGTAGACTATATCCAAAGGGCTACTGAGTAGTATTTTTTCGCTACTCAGTATTATTTTATCCCCTATAGCTTTTTTTATAATATCTCTTAAAGATGAATCTTCACTAAAGAACGTTTTAATATGTGAACATTCTTGTTCGGTGTATATTTCGTCTATAAGAGCTTTCATATCTACATTTGTTTCTTTATAGCTTGATAATTTTCAATTTTTTCTACGATAAACTTGAGAAGTTCAGAACGCATGATATCATCCTTAGTGAATTCTACACAATATATTCCTTCTTTTTGAGATTGCTCGTCATTAAAGAGATCAAACATAGGCTTAAATCCGGACTGCTCTTTATGCTTAAGATCTGTTTGCATAGGATCCCCGAGTATAAAAAATTTACTAAATTTACCTATACGGGTTATAACAGTTACGAGCTCTTTATTAAAATCGAGATTTTGCGCTTCATCTACAATAACTACATTTGCGTTGTATGAAGCACCTCTAAGATAGTTAACAGGTGTAGGTTTAACTCTTTCATCAGCGAATAATTTCTTTATATCCCCTGTGCATAGAAACTCTTCTAATTTATCTATAAGAGGCATAGCAAACGGTTTAAATTTTTCACCCATCTCTCCAGGTAGAGAACCTAAGCTCTGGGATGCACTCTCGACTAATGATCTAACGTAAACTAACTCACTAGCTCTCTTTGTGTTTATTAATTGAAGAGCGCAGAATACTGCCAGCGCGGTATTATGTGTAACAATACAATTATTTGTGAGATATAAGTGTTCTGCACTATCCACTAAAATACACTGAGCTTCTTTTTGCCCTACATATTCCACGTTTGTTATGTATCGCTGTGGAAAATATTTAGTTCGCTGCTTCACTAATACCTGCTTACGACTCAAACTAAACGGATTTACAGGTAAGTTTACAAAAAACGACCATGACGGTCTACCTTTACGTAATTCGCCATTATACATATAATCGTTACCATCAGAGGCATGGCCCGCTGAACATACTCCACCGAGAGATTCTACCAAAAAACGAACACCATCCATCAAATCAACAGACGTGCTGCAAAAACCTACATAGCTTTGTTTTGAAACCGCGAAACCATCTGTATCCATTAAACCTTTTAGTAACCACAGTCTATTTTCTTGTGAATCAAAAAGATACTCATCAGGTATACATTTATTGTATGAATACTTACCTCTTAATTCCATTCGAGCTAATTCTTTTAAGAAATAGTTAGTGCTTCTCTCTTTACCCATGATCTTGTATTCGTACGGTCTGTCTAGATACTTGAGTTGCATATCACTCGGTAAAAACTCTCTTACCCGTTCAACAAGCTCGGAGTCAGCACTCGTTATACCAATACGAGTACGTAAACATCCATCACCCAATAATACACCCATAATATACGGATGTATTATATGTTCCCGAGCAGGAAATTGTAAAACATCAACAATAGGTATCGTGTGATTAATATTCTCGCTACCACCGACATACAAAGTTTCTCTAATTTCTTTTAGAGTCTTTACAGTACCGTTCTTAGAGGAGTCAATTCTTGCTTGACTATGCTTTAATTCACGTAAACCTCTTTTTTGACGCGATAACCTGACAGTCTCTCTAGTTTTCTCAAAAGTACGATCATAGTATGTCTTAGTAAGCCATAAGTGATCATCAGTACATTCTGTCGATGTGCCATCAGAAAACGTTACTTTAAAAATATCCTGTATACCTTGAGGATGTATACTTATTACTTTAACAGGTGTGCCGTCTCTACCATATACCTTGTCCCCTGGTTGTATGTCTCCCATTAAACGCCATCCATTAGGTGTTAATAATTTAGCATCAAGAGGCTGTGCCTTGCTTGTACCGGCAGGACCACTTAAAAATACAACTCTAGTGTCTTTGTGAGTAGCAAGTTCTATAAATGCTTTTTGTTTCTCCGTCCAATCAAGTCCTTTTATATTGAGATTAAAATTTATTTTTTCTCTTTGATGCACTCTTGGAGAAGTATCTTTTTTGCTTATATCAGATGATACGTCTGATGCGTTCTGCTTTGACGCAGTTTGCTTTGGTGATCGTTTAGTTTTCACTCTATATTATTTAATCGCGACCACTGCTGGTTCCTGTTCGCAAAAAATATTACCGAGATGTATAAATACGTTTTATACACTTATGTCACAAAAACATAGCGAAATTGAATCCGTAATAGATACAGCGGTTGAAGATATTATAGAAATAGCAATAGCAGGTAATTTTACAAAAATTACTGATATAGAATACGCTTTAGAATATCTTAAACAAAAGATCGATGAAATAGATCCCGAAGATTTTGTTATCTAAGACCTTTTAAATACTCACTCGTTTTCGATGTAGGAGCTTTATTATTAGCTTCTCTCTCAGCTCCTGGTAAAGCGGATTTATTTATATCTCCGAGCTCAAGAGGTGTAGAGACTCCTAATTCATCTTTTTGTTTATCAGCTGCGATCAACTTTTCAATCTCTGTGAAAATTGTGTTTTCGACACTATGTACAGGGCTCTCAGTAGTAGGTGTACTAAATAATACTTTATCACTCTTTATATCGTATATATAGATATTACTCGGTGTTACTTTAATTTCGACAAAGATACTATTACCGTACCGCCAAGTAAACTTATAGCCGTCTTTTTCCTTAGGATCTTTTATAATAAATTTTTTAAGATCAACAGGCGGTAAAAGCTCTCTTGGATCTTCGATCATTCTATTAACAATACTCACTATTGTATCGTAAGATGTTAGATTGTTAACATCTTCAGCATTTGTTAAGATTTCTCCTTCTTGTAAGATACTGTTTACAAGAATGTCGAATTTTTTAATACCCATATATAATTATATTTATGCGTAATGCACTATTCTTATTTTGGTTAATGTATTTTTACGTTAAGAAGAGCCCTACATTTGTTTATTTACTATGTCTCAGAGAATGGTTGTATTTTAAAACTATGGTAAGATCGTTATTTTAAACTAAACTCAAGAGAGACTCTGTATTGTTACCGGGAAACTATACACTAGACCACACTTTCAATCAATTTAGCCTCAGCTTCTCTTCTTTCTAGTAATCCATCAAGACCTTTTCCTATCCAAATTCGCTTCATATTACGAAACTCTTTAGCGATTTTCTTATAATCTTTTTTAGGAATTAGTGTTTTAATATTAGCCATTTCTTTTCTTTTCTCTCCAGAAAGACTCGTTCCTCTGTTAAAGACTAAAGACACGATTGCACCGTAAGCATCTGGGTGTAAATCAGCTAATCCCGGAAATGTCTTCTCAGCTAGCTTGGTAAATTTTGGCCAAGTTAACTTTTCAAAAATTTCAAGTGCTTTATCCCAACTCACAGTAATTCCTGCAGCTCTCAGTATAACAGTGTATTGTTTACCTTTTTCTCCGGTTTTACCTGAAGCACCCTGAACTTGTTTTATTTGATCATCAGGTAAAAAAGAAAATATTTCTGCTAATTCAGCTTCTGAATAATATGCACAGTCTACCCCGATCGAGATTGTTGGCCCTGATGCTCCGCCAGGCCAGGTAAATTTTGAAAGATGTTTTTCGTAGTACAATTTACCACCACCGACTTCGTATTGAAGTAAGAGATCTAACGTTTTTTTAGACGGTTTAATTGAGTTCATAATCATCTTCTTTTATGTTTGTTTGTATAACAGTTACATTTTGTATGTCTTCAGTGTGGGTTGTACCAGCTAAAGAAGCATTAGAGTTACTTGCGTATTTTAAATCAACAACAGCTTGTGCTCCAACATACGACGCTATAACAACAGCTAAAATTTCAATTGTTTTTGAGAACAGTGTCACAAAACCGCTAACAAATTCTGGTGCATTATGTGGTAACAAGAATAACACTCCAACACTAGCAAAATAAAAAAAAGCAAGAATAAACACAGATGTTAAAACAATAAAAAATTTTTTAGATTCCATGTGGTTTATTGACTTTAACCTCTCGCAATCTTCCGGTAGTGTATTTGGAGGAACTCGGTTACTACTCAAAAAAGCAGTTGCTGTTAGTATAATATCTTTAAGAGCAGGTATCATTATAATACTCCTTTCATTCTCAAATAAACTCCTACCCCTATTGATGCTAATAAAGCAACAATTATTATATTTCTTTGTAATATAGCTAAGTCTTTTTCCACTAGCTTTTTTTGCATAGTGTTTAAATCTCTAATCATTCTTTCACTATACTCTATCTGACGAGTTAACTCTGTATCCACTAACTGTTTTGTTTTTGCTATATTTGCAAAATCTTTTTCTAATTGAACAGATATTTCTTTATTTTTTATTAATTGTTCGTATTCTTGAGAGTTAATCGTAACAACCGTATCACTTTTATATTTTTCTGGTATTAAAAGCACTCTCTGTTTATTAACTACAGTATCTACTTTTTTTTTAGTAGATACCTCGTCTTTTTTATACACTGATTGTATAGACACTCTTTCTTTCGGTGGTCTTACAAGTCTAATAGATTCACTAATATAATAATCCGCTAAATCTATTCGGGCGTAATCAATTGAATCTTTTGTAGCATATACAGAGCGAGATAACGCTTCAGATTGCTTCTCTGTGTACACAGTACACGACGTTAAGAAAAGCATAGATAAACAACTTGTGTAAATATATCTTAATAACATAAAATTATTTATGTTATTTTTTCGCGTTTTAATGTTTTTCTACAGAAACAGTAGCAATATACCCCGATAAATGCTTCGACTCTATTTCTAATTCCCTAAAAACATTATCCGGTAATTTTTCATCTCTGTGAATAAAATCTACACCGAAAATAGCAATAAACCCACCTTCTATACATATCACAGGGAATAAATATGTTCTAGTTATACCGCGACTTTCCCAGAATCCCTTAAATGCGTTATCCTCTGTTTCAGCAGTTTCAATAATATACCCTGTCTGTTTTACGTTCATTTCCTGCAAAACAGTACTAAAGAACGATACCGGTAAGTTTTGCATTTTCATTATATCAGTCGATATACCAGGTCTAGTAGATTCAAACGTAACAGAAAGTTTTTTCATACTCTTGTTACCTGGGTAAAAATTACCACCGTTATGAAATTGTGCAATCCAAATTCTATCTAAATCGTGCTTTGTTTGAAACTGGTTGATAGATCTATTAATTTTTTGTTGTGTGTCAATAGTTATATTAAAATCTGTACGTCTTTTCTGTATCTCGTTTATTTTTTTAATGCTAAGTCTATGTTTTACAAAGGCGACTAATACAGGGCCTGCAATACCTGTAAAGAACGCTGCTAATATCGGTAAAATGTGCGGGGTAAAGTCCATAAGAGGTGTACTACCATTATTTATTCTATTACAGGAAATTTTTTTGTATTATCTTTATCTTCATAAAACCGTTGGATATGTTTATATGTATCATACTTTCTTTTTAAATAGAGATCCTTTTCTGTATCTAACTGATAGACGTCTTTCATCTGTAGTATGTTTCTTCCGTTAAGATATACATAATGTGAACTACCGAACGACTAAAGATCGTTTGGCTTCAGAACATAAATGTTCTTTCTTTTTAGACACTTCATAGCCGCTGCTTTTAAATTGCTTTAATAGTCTTATTTTAGCTCCATGCCTGTAATCGGCAGTTCCTGCCGATGAAACTCCAAAGTAGTTTCTTTGTGCCTTTGATTTACTTGGTATCAGCATCCAAAAGGAAGACGGAGTCTTCCTTGCTACGCCACTGAAAGGTCTTTTTATTATTTGTTTTAGATCTGTTTCCATTGAAGGGGTTATTTTTATTTATCTTTTTTATTTATCTTTTGCAAGGCTGAGTTTCATCTGAGTGATCTTTAGTCACTCAGATGAAACTCAGTCCTGAAATGTAAACGCAACAACGCTGAGAACAAAATACTACGCCATTCATTTTTTTGTAGTAATACTTGTTATGATGGGTTATATCTCCGCACTGCTTACAGTTAACAGGTACATGAAAACATTTTTTTTCTCTTTTTTTATTCATAAGCTTAATATTAATTATACATGAAACCGAGGAGACAAAATCGTTTTTTTTATAAAATATGATTAAATATAACAAAGGAGAAGTATTTTTTATAATTTATGTCAACAAGATTCCATTAATTTATAGTGGCTTATACTAGTAATAGTATATGCAAACGGGGTGAATTCAGGGGAAGAGTTGAGAAACTTAATCCTGAGCCAAGCTTAGGAAGGCACAGAGTACTAAGAAGGTGCAGAGACTAGAAGTTGAGTAGCCAAACAATAAGACTTCAATAGCGCCCCGCAACCGTAAGGTTGATGATATAGTCCACTCCCAATATAATCTAGCTTATATAAAAAAATTGGGTATACAGGAGTAAATTCCATAGACACAACCATCACACTGATCCGAGCCCTGATCCAAGATACCCAGACTCATCGTACGATCCGATTGCGTCCCCAGATTCTCCGTTTCAAGGACCTTTTGTTCTACAGGGAGTGTTATCTGCAAACTCACCAAAAGAAACTCACTCTGCAAAGATTTCCCATAATACAGATACCGCTTTAATACTCAATAGCCCTAAATGGGCTTTATATATTGAGGACGGAAGCACACTCGTAAAAAATATTACGTGTGACAATATTCTCATCACCAACTCTTTCACTATACAGACTGCTGTCGTATTTGGTGGTGACATGCAAGTAAACGGGAGCACACTACTTAATGGGGAATTAGTAGTAGGTAAATCTCTTAGAGTGGATAATAATACGTTTTTTGTTAATTCTACGTCTAATAAAGTCGGTATTAACACCATAACACCGAATGCTGATCTAACTGTTGTTGGAGACATATCTGGTACCGGTAAAATTAACGTGTCAAATGGGGTTTTTAGTGGACCTGGTTTCTTTTATAACCCTTCTTTAACAAATTTTTATACAAACGCATACACAAAAATTGATAATTCACTTGATGTACTTACAAATGTATCGTTAAGTGGTTCTCTTTTAGCAAATAGTGACGCGTCAATCAAAAAAGACCTAACTGTAGCAGGTAATGTTTTACATGTTAAGAGTTCAAATGGTAGAGTAGGTATTAATACTTTAACCCCGTTGTTTGATTTACATGTCATAGGTAGTGCACTAGTTTCTCAAAACCTAACAGTAAATGATAACGTTGGCATAGGCACAACCCCAAACAAGCAATTAACAGTGTCTGGAGAGATATCCGCCACTAGACATCTCAATATAGGGCAGAAAGCTCTATATGTTAATACAGATGATAATTATGTGAGTATTAACGTAGATATACCTACAGGAGTTTGGCCTACCTTACCGAGTAACACTTTCGTTGTTAATAGCACCTTGTCTGCAACGAAAAATGTATTTATAGATGGTAATGTTGGTATAAACACCCCTGCTCCTAATAGACCTCTAACAGTTACAGGGGATATTTCTGCAACAGGTACTATATTTGCAAACTCGTTTAGCTTACAAACCCTCGACATAAAACCTGCAAATCTCACACTTACAAGTGAACTTAGTACTTTCACAACTCCAGTTACAGCTACTGGAGACTTTCTCCTTCTAAACGTAAATGGTACGACAAGAGCAGTAAGGTTGTGGAATTTTTAGAATTTCTAGCATAATATAATTTAGTGTTTAGTATTTTTAAGAAAAAGTTTCATACCCCTAAAGAGAGAGGGGTGTATGCAATAACTAAGTATAGACGAGGAGATTTCGTACTCTTTATAAAAAAAGAAAACGATGAAACTCTTGAGTTTATGAGATTACCAGACTGTACACGGTTTTACGTTACCGTAGATGATTTTAACAGCGGAATAGTAACCAATCTTTTTGAATGGGTGGAATGCTTACCACCAGATGTGTTTGAAGTTTGTGTAGCAAATGCTAAAGAATAATTTTTTTTTTCTTGCTAGTTCCTACTAAAAGCTGTATATTCAATTAATGAACAAAACAAAAACAAGTAAACTAACAAACATCGATATTAACACCTACTCTCTCTACCAGCTCTGCAGGTGGACAGCTCTTGAAGAAGCTGTAAACATCATTGGTGATAAATGCGAAGACAGGAAACTTGATTTTGAATCTATCCAACTAAATCCTTTAGATATTTTTGATTATGTTGAAAAAGCAACAGATAATATCTATTCAAAATATTTTGGTAAGCGATAAATACTTTAAATATGTTCGCTAAAATAAAAAACTTTATAGCTTCCCCGGAAATTGTTGTAATATTACTCTCTCTATGTTTCACGTTAGTAGTTAGTGGAGTTATAGGGGTGGGTGGTAGTATACTCTTTAATAACTTTTGGGGCACGTTTTTCATCGCTTTCGGTTGTCAGTTTGTGTTGTTTTTCGTGCTTAATACTATTCTTCAAAAAAAAGATGAAGAAACTGAAGCAAAAATTACAACAGATCAGTTAAATGCTTTGTCTAAGTATGTCATTAAGCTTACCTGTGCATACTGTTCTAATTCAAATTCAGTACCTATCGTGCTTAATAACGAAAATAGGTATAAATGCGAATCTTGTCAACAAGTTAACGGGGTTAAGATGCAGTTCTTCTCAACACAAATAACTGTACCTCTCGAAAAGGTGGTAATACCTGAAATTATTCAGACTAGTTAATCCAAAAATCATCGAGGTCTAAAACTAATTTTCTCACAAAACTCATTGCAGTATTAATTTTAAACTGCATTTTTTTAAGTTTTTCGAGTCTCGCTTTTGCAAGATTAGCAGTGTTATTACGTTTAGTAACCTCTATGCGTTTGCGCACTTTGTCTAATTCAAAATATATATTACCAAGATCTTCTTCAATATTTTCTAGTGGAAATGGTAAGATCTTTTTAACAGGAGGAGCTAAGTTAATAGGCACCGGGAACTCCCCACTCGTTTTAAAACTATAATCATCAGGTATCATTTATGTTATTTAAGCGTACAGACATAAAATTCGAATAATTAATTAAATGAACGATATTACAATGCATTATTTTTTAGCTGAAGCTAAACAGCAAACACAGCTAAAAAGTATGATAGAGTATCTCTCTACAAAGAAGAAAATACTTCTTTTATGTACGAGCAATAGATGGAAAGGTTCAGATGATACACCAAAAAGTACGCAGTTAGCGAGATTGTTTGAAGAAAAACTGATCGGTAAAACGACATTGATAGATGTTTCAAAGCTTAATATCTACGATTGCGAAGGTAATGTAAGTGATTCTCTCAAAGGAAATCACTGCGGCACAAAAAACTCTGCATTAAAAGATAAAGAAAAAAACCCAACAGGCTGTCATAGATGTTGGGCGTCAATTAATAATAAAGATGACGAGCTCTGGAAGATATCAAAAGAACTCTTTAATAGCGATGTTGTCTTATTCTTCGGATCAATAAGATGGGGACAAACAAACGCTATTTATCAGAAACTTATAGAGCGATTGTCATGGTTAGAAAATAGACACACAACACTTAAGGAATCAAATATATTGAAAAATATAGAATCAGGTGTTATTTTCATCGGTCAAAACTGGAACGGTCAAGAAGTTGTTAAGGTACAAAAACATGTGCTTGAATTTTATGGGTTTAAAGTACCTGATATTCTTTCATGGAACTGGCAATACACAAAAAACGCAAAAGATGAAGATTTGAAATCGTATGAACAGGCACCTAAGGTGTTTAAACAGGATATAATTAAGGAATTATGAAAGTATTTGCTAAACGTATGTCTCTTGTTTGTTTAAAACAGAACATAAAATGTTTAGCAAAAACGAACGGTGTTAGTAGGGTAACTTATAATAGTAGAGGTATATACGTAGACGGTACATATCATAATAAAACAAAAGTTATTTATATTTGTAGTAGATTAACTAAAGCTCGTATATTGCAGACTTTTTTTCATGAATTTGCACATCATATTGCCTGTAAAAGAGGGTGGTGGAAACCATATCACTTCGGCGCAATAACAAATACAGAAATTGCTTTTAGAGTTGAAAATAAGATAGACCGTTTAGCTAGAAAATTGTGGTGTAGATACGTAGATAGCAAAATTTGGGGAAAGTATCATTTTGCGTATCTTGTAAAGAATAAACAAGAACATATAAAGATCCTTAATACCTATTACGGGCTTGACTAATTTAATATTTACTATAATTTATAATAAATATGGAACCAGTAGTATACATCGTAAAACCGGAACAGGTAGGGCATATGGAAATTAATGAATTTCTTCGCCAAGCTATTAGTAAGCAATTTGAAGGTACAAATTACAGCATTATAACTGAACAAACTCTCGATAGAATTACACGGTACTCAAACGGTAAAATGCGTAAAATTAAAGGTTATTCAATCGACGTCGGCGGAGAAAATCATACTATTTACTTTGACGTAACTGAAGTATCTATTAACATCAGTAAAACAGCAGGACTCGGTTAACCGTTTGTAAACGAAGCAATAAGATTTCCAGCTGCTTCAGTTGTTGCAGCTGTTCTTATTCTGCTACCTATTGTATTCGGTGTAGTTAGAGACGAGAGCGGCGTACTAAAGATTTGAAATAAATCGTTAACACTAACAACCGCGGTACCTGATGTATTATCAACTAACGTACCAAATGATACAGAGCTAGGTGAAGGTACGAGACAAGTACCGGTTAAAGTGTTGTTAGCAAATTGTACGCCAGCTCTAACAGAACTTACAGGAGGCATTGAAAAAGCACTCAACGAATCAGTTGTATATTGATAAAGCCAAGCATCTGAACCAACTCCAGTACCGTTTCTTGCATGTCTTATAAAACCGTTTGTTGGGACTGGATCAATTCTGTAAACTGGGGCATAGATTGCAACAATTCCAGTTGCACTATTTAAAATGTTTCCAGAAAAATTGAACGATGTATTTCCCCAAATTGCTGAATTCGTGTTTGAACTGACTGCATTACCGTTTACGTTTACTGTTCCTCCACCAACAAACAAACCAGGAGCCAAATAACTTAAACTGCTACCATTAACGATACCTGTTGTCGTAAGAGCTCCACCTGTGATATATGCTCCACAACCAGCTACATTACCACTTCCAAGAGCAGCGCTCGACTGGCCTTGGCCAGTTATGTTTCCCGTTATTCTTACAACCCCTCCAGATATTCTTACGCCGTGACTCATATCAGATCCTCCTCCACCAGTATGAGTTCCACCAACAACGTTACCGGTAATCGTCGTAGTTCCTCCAGAACTAAACAGCCCATTGCCGTTTAGATTACCACCAGAGCCTCCGCTAACGTTTCCTGTGATATTCACTGTTCCGCTCACAACATTAATTCCGTTTCGACCTGAATCTGCCCCTCCAGCAACTGAACCAACGATGTTAACAGTACCAGTAGTATTGATGCTTAACGCTGGTTGAGATGAAGCAGAAGAATTCCAAATACTTCCAGTAATTGTTGCTCCGCTCGCTCCACCTACATTAATAACAGTAGCCGTTCCTGCAACTATTGAACTAGACGAAAAACTAGAATTATTTTCAATAACTAAAACTCCTCCAGAAGCAGCGGTTGTTGTGTCACCGTAAATCCACGCTCTGGACGTTGCAGAGGCGTTGGTTATGGAAGCAACAGTAGCATTAGCAGTCAATTGAACAGTAAAATTGTTTAGCCAGACATCATCATTCGACGCTGGAAAAAACACTTGCCCTCCCGATCCCCATGGAGACGTTGTCGGGTTTGTGTCATGCCAAATTCCGCTTCTTAGTGCTCTTACGTTCGCCATATTATTTATTTATTTATTAATAAATCCCCCATTTTGTGTTAAGATATATTTCAATTCCTTGACGCTCAGTTGTTGTGAGAAGTGACACCATAAGCTAGTAAATCTCCGACTTCTTGTATAGTAGCTACATTTTTTAACCTAGCACCGAGTGAGTTACTTGTCTTAATATTATCAAGACTTACACTCCAAAGCTGCTGTAGAGAAGCAGGACTAACTATACCAGTACCAGTCGTACTTTCAACTGGTACATTAAATGATACTGATGCAGGAGACGGTACGTGCATAGTACCAATAAGCTGGGTAGGAATGTTTACAGCAACTTCAGATAACGAAGAAACAGCAGCATATGTTGTACCAGCTCTTACTGAAGAGGTATGTGGCACGTAAGTTGACGCGTAGGCTTCTGGTCCGTAATAAAATACCGGGGTATTTGTTGCCGAAGGACCAGCTATTCTTGTATAACTATTGAACATTTGTGGTCGGAGAAGATATCTAGCAGCATATACTGCTTGTCTTCCGCTTAAACCGTTTACTAATGATCCTGTAAATATATTTCTAGCAGCAGTGTTTGAAGAAACTACTCCATGCATACTCTCAGAAGCCGTAATTATTCCAGAAATTAAAAGTGTCCCGGTAGAAGAGTTATTTATTGCTTGAGTATTACCTGTGCTTCCAAATACATTACCAACTATCAAGACAGCTCCAGTCGATGAGTTAGCAACAGCACTATTATTGCTTGCTATTGTACCCCCTATAACGTTTCCGGTAATATAAGCGTTGCCCTGACTCGCGTTGTGTAATCCTACTGATGCAGACGTACCAGCTCCTGGTCGAATATCACCTATTACATAAATGTTTCCAAAACCATTATTATGAGCTCCTGTAGACGCACTGGTACCAGACACATTACCAACTAAAGTAACATTACCAGCTCCGTTATTAACTGCTCCGGACGCACTGGCAGCTGATCCGGCCAATGTTACACCAGTTATTGATATACTTCCAGTACTATTATTAACTGCTCCAGATCCAGACGAACCGCCCGTAACGTTGCCCAAAATCGAAATGCTGCCAGTGGAGTTATTAACTGCTCCAAACGCAGAAGTACCAGAACCTCCTGTAACGTTACCTGTAATGAGCGTATTACCTAAAGAACCACTCCATACACCAGTACCGGTACCACCTAATATATTACCAGAAATAATTGCAGTTGTGCTTTGATTGTTTAATATACCGTAAGCTGTACTATTTGAACCACCAGTTACGTTACCGGTAACAGAAATATTATTACTCGAAAGACTATTGATACCGTTAGCATTAGTATTTGAACCACCAGTTACGTTACCGGTAACAGAAATATTACCTCCAAAAGGATTCAAAAGACCATCAGCTCCAATACCAGCTCCTCCTGTAATATTACCGAAGACTGAAATATTACCACCGGATAAATTAATAATTCCATCAGCATTAGTAAAGTTACCTGCAAATACGTTACCTGTAAATGAAACAGTACCCGAGCTGACATGATCGACAATACAAGTCGTACTACCTGCCCGTATACCGGAAAGAGTTACAACATTAATAGGTTGAGTTATATTAAATGTACCACCGCTTAAGAATGCAGCAGAGAGTAGAGCGCCAGTGAGGCTTAATGTATTTAGAGTGTTTAGAGTATTTAGAGATTGCGCTATAACACTCGAGCTTATATTAATATTAAAACTATTTGCGAATACGTCGTCAGTAGATGCTGGTACGTTAAATGATGAGCTTTCAGCATTAATACTCCACGTATTAGGATCATACCAGTTACCATCTTGGAGAGCTCGCACGGTACGAGGTAAATTCCATTTTCTCGCTAAATAATTTTCAACAGCTTGACGTTCTGTTAAACTTAAACATTGATTGTATACAATAACTTCAGCTATACCTCCTCTTAGGTAAGAACCGATAGTACTATCAAAATTAGCTCCGAGTCTCGACATTACGACATTATAGTTAAGTGAATGAGCATATGTAGAAGAACTCGGATAACCGTTTAAAAAACACTGTATAGCTGACCCTGTATGTGTAGACGTCATTATATCAGCAACCACGGTACCGCGAGGGGTAAATGTACTAACAGCTATACCGTTGGCGTATGAACCGACTGTTTGAGTTGTCGTGTTCCTAATTATAGGTATATAATGCCCGGAACCTATAGTATAATCAGCAACAGCAGATGAGTTTTGCGTGTAGTATCTATCCCAACCCCCTGTACTCGTTCCGAGTGTAGCTACAACAAACACAGTTTGAGAAGTATAGTTAGTACCGTTAAAATAATCTGTTAAATATTGTGAAATACCGTTAAATCTCACGACACCGTAGTTATTTTGTATATTTGTTTTGTAAACTGGTCTGGTTACAACCGAACCTCCGACATCTGTAAAATCGCTAATACTAGAAACACTACTATTAACAGACTTATTACTCCAATGTGCAATAAGAGAATTATCAATTAACGGATCGCTAGTAATAAGAGCTGTAACAGTACTAGCGCCAGTTGAGACATATGTTGAAAGTGAACCGTATTCGAGTTGAGCACCCCAAACGAGTACCCCAGATAGAGATGAACCAATATAAGCTGGGTAAACAGTGGATGCTAGAGTACCGGTAAAGTCTGGTCTATCTGTTATATTTATGTAGGGAAATATATTACCAGTGGTTGATGTATTGGAGTTTGTACCGGTAATCGAGCATCTATACCAACCACTACCTACATGAGTTATTGTCGATGTACTAAGGCTAGCAGTACCTGTGACCCGAGAAGCAGCTACTGCTCCTGCCCCGCTCGTAATATCAAAAATAGTAGTAAATATGTTTGAGTTACTACCTGCTTCTACAGCTAATTGTACAAACTGTCGCTCAGCTTGTTTTGCGTAAACTGAAAACGTTATAGGTATATGCTGTGCTGCGCTGTTGAATTGATTAAGAACACGGTGAGCAACAGGAGAAGCTGTAACAGTTTCAAAAAGTTTATCAGCGCTAAGGGTACCTATTGGAGACGCAGACACATTAGCAGCTACTGTAAGATTATCTTTAACCCACACGCCATTACCCCAATCTTCACTAAATGTTAAAAGATTAGTAACATTTTTACCGCTCAACGGTCGAAATACACTATTACTAACTGGACCAGAATACAAATACGGTGTTGCAACTGAACCAGCTTCAAACTGAGCACCGTAAATAAACATAGCACCACTCGTACCTGTGTATGACGGGTCAAGTGTACTCGCAACAAAACTCGTTGGTGTGCCGGTATTAGAAAGATTAATTGCAATACCCGTATTGTTACCAACAGCGGAACATTGCATAGTTGCTGTAACTCTATACCAGCCTTGAGAAGCATAGGTCGTATCAACAGAAAATGACGAAAGACCCGGTGTTCCGAGTGTATTTACCTGAGTCACTGTACCAGTTGTGAGATCTAATGTAACCCCTACTCTGGTAGCACTAGTCGTACCAGAATAAATATTAACACTAGCAAATTGCTTACTGTGATATTTTAAATAAACACTAGCCGTATAAACCCCAGCAGGGTAAGTATTTCTGCTTTGAAATATACCATGTGCCCCAGCTGAGGTGTTCTCAGTAATGAGATCTGCAGTCATTAAACCAAACGGAGACGCTGTTATATTTGCAGTTCTTGAAGTAATACCATTAACAGACCAGTTAGCTGTGTTATCAAAATCTTCGCTATATGTAAGCAAATTAGTACGTACAGCACTAGTAGCCATAGCTAGAGTGCTTGTGTCACTAGCATCAAGCCAAAGCTGGCAACCAACTACATCATTTGGAGAATTAATAGCTAACGGTATACCCCATTTATCCATTAAGTACCCTTCCACAGACTGACGTTGAGTTGTTGTAAGAGCAGTGTTGTAGACAAGGATTTCTGAAATGTCTCCATTCATGAATTGACCCTGGTTCCAAGTATTTGCTCCTAAATTATATATAAGAGGAGTGTTTGTTGAGCCATTCAGAGTTGAAACGTCTACTGTTTGTTCATTTGACCCATTTAATAGATATCTTGCGGTTCCTGTTCCTAAAGGAGCAATGCAAGAATGAACATTAAAATTGTCATTCCGAGTAATACTTAAATCTGCAGCCCCAACTCTAACACTCCACCAAAATGCATTTGGAGTGCTCGCGTAATGAATGTGCGTTAATCTACCTGCAGCGGTTCCATCTCCGCTTTTCCCTATACCAAAAACAAAGGTAAAATTACCAAACGCGTTTGTATTCGATCCGGTTCGCTTGTATACAGCAAATATACTATACTGAGAAACAGAGGGGAAGGATGAGCCAGATATAAAATCGTTAGAACCATCAAATCTTAAAACGTTTCTTCCGTTCTTAACGTTTGTTCTTAAAAGAGGTCTTGCATTAGCAGTAGATTGAGTAGCATGTCTACCGTTTCCAGATTTATCCTCCCAACGAGCTACTGCAGTACCGTCGGTGGTTACTAAAGAACCACCAACTGTAGCATCAAACAGCGTGGAGCTGTCAGCAGCATCCAGCCAAAGTTGACACCCAGGTATTAGTAATGGAGACGATACAGCAGCCATCTAATTAAAGACCTTTAGCGTTAATAAAGTTTTGAACAGCAGTGTAGATAGCAGCCATAGCTTCTTGTTCAGGTCCGGATATGCCTTGTACAGTACCAACGAGTACTGACTTTGCTTGTGAATCAAGTGTTACAGCATTACCGTCTGAATCAATTCGAGTTGGCACTAGACGCATAGCAGCACTGGCTTCTATATTACCATTAACAAATGAAGATGTAATTGCAAGATTTGCACTATATAATGGATATACTTCTCCGTCATATTCAATAGGTGTTGTTGATGTCATAGTTTACGTATAATTATTGCTAGAAGTTAAAAATTCCCTGGTACTGTATATATTAACCCTGTATATATGCTTGAAAGTTGCTGAGTTGTTACAACATTCTTCAATTTACCACCAGCTGTATTACTCGGTAAAGTAAGCTCAGATAACGCTCTATTCCAAAAACTATCAACAGTGGGTGGTGTTGATGTACCGAGAAGTGCTACTCTACCAGTATCACTGTTATATGCCGTAATAGGTGTGGATAGTGTTATGGCGCTAGTAGCTGTAAATATTGTACCTGGTGTGTTACTACTTGCACCTACTAGAGTAAAATTAGTGTTAAGAGGATTTGAAGTAATTAGATATCTGTTACCAGTAGTAACTTGAAAAATAGTTGTTGTTGTGGAACCAACAGGGCAATCTAAGAATACTGCTGAAGTATTTGGAAGAGCCATCGATCCTGTCAATGTATTGTTATTATAAGTTGTATTTAAAACAACATCCGAAGAGGCTGGGTAAGTGAATGTTGCATTAGATGTCCAGTAATCTACATAGGAATCATAACCATTTACAGCATGTCTTGTATAAGTTGCTGAAGTGCCTGGGAAGACGTGATAACGAGAAGCAAAAATGGCTTGATAACCATTTGGAGCGTTTATGATGTTTCTGACTGTAGCACTCAAGCTGCCAGTTGATATAATAGCATTGGTGATATTATTAGCTATTAAATCTGATGCTGAGGCAAATAAACTCAATGTCCCTGTGTTATTTATGATAGCTCCACCTATCCCGTTAAATAAGCTATTAGCTGAAATAAAGCATGTCCCAGAGTTACGAACAGCGTGGCCAGCAGTACCACCTCTTAGAGAGGAATTTGTTATGTATATCAATCCACCATTGCTTATAGCACAGCAATTTTCATTGGCTGATCCGCCGCCAAGGAGAACGCAATTGTCAAAATAACCAGTATTTGTGCTATTAATTGTAAAACTATTTCCTGACCACTGAGTATTTGGATAACTACTAAGAACAGAATTTGTTACATACGCAGTGCCGTTAGTTGAAGAAAACCAAACACCTTTACCTGGCCAGCCATTCCCACCGCCACTTGACCCAAAATTACAATTTCTAAAATATCCAATAGGCGAACTATTAATAAAATTTATTAACGTCCCACTATTTCCAAAACCGCTGTAGTCTCCTACGTTACAGTTTATAGCTGATAAGTAGTAGCTAGTATTTGCACTACCCCCTAATTGTATTCTAAAACTACCACCTACGTTGCCAGGGAGAACGCAATTAACAACAATTAAATTTGAACTTAACGCTAAAACATTTGCTGGTCCGCCTGCACCAGTAAACGTAAATCCTTGCAAGTATATTGTATTGTTATTTGTACTACTCAGAGCAGAAGACTGCAAAAAACTACCATACAATGAACAATTGCTATTAGGTACGTTAGCTAACATGCAATATTGTGTACCGTTGCCTATAATGCTTGCACTCAAAGAAACATCATTAGATAAAATAAAAGAGCCTCCAGCAGCAATATTTGGAACTAATGCAGCATTTTGTACAGTACTAACTCTTGTAGAACTATTAGCAGTAACAGTAAAAGTATTAGAATAGACGTTATCAGAGCTTAAAATTACATTCCAAGGAGAAGGTTCAGTATTAATTGACCAGACTGTAGAATCTGACCAACTACCGTTTTTAGTAGCATATACGTAACGAGGTATAGTTGAATTTAAAGAGCTCCATTTTCTTGTTAGATAATACTCAACTTCAGATTTTTCCGTAGGTGTTAGTTCTCGGTTATATACAATTACCTCACACACGTCTGCAAATTGGTTTTCCTGCATCCCGGTCGCTAAAACTCGGCAATTAGTTTTAATGTTTTGCATATACGTCCCTGTATATGTTGCACCGATATTCGCCACGTCTACTCTGTTTATTACCACATTCCGTACACGTGTTGCGTTATAAATTTGATACCTACCATTGGTATACACTTGACTGTTCCACCAAGCAGACCCAAATTGACCGCCCCATGTGTTATTCCATCCTCCGCCGTGATAGAACGGAGTATAATACATAGGTTCAGATTGTATTGCAGCGTAATTAGATGTAGGATATATAGCACCTTGTGCAAAAAGCAAACTATTATTACCACCAAATATTCTCCCGAAAATAAATACAGTTTGAGCTGATAGTGACTCTACTGATGATGTTGCAAGATACGGACCAGTAAAGCGAACTGCGCTCAAACTAGGTATATATACCGGTCTCCAAGCAGGGATCCACTTGTTGCTAAATACTTGTTGTCTCGGAGATTTGTCAAGCCAGCAACCAACTGCAGAGAGGTTTGTTGTTATAGCGTCACTAAATATCGGAGCAACTGTAGCACCGACAAAATAGCCAGTACGCGTTGCACTTAGTTCTAATTGTGCGCCATACGCTAATAATGAACCTGTGGATAATAATTTAATTTGTGTATTGTAGTTTTGAGTGGTGCTATTAGAGATTGTTAATGTACACTCATACCAACCTGCAGAAGGAGTTATCGTAGCAGTAGATGACGAGACTCCACCGTATGTGATTACACTACCTGATACGGTACCTGTTTGTAGATCAAATATACAGCTTGCTCCCTGCACACCTGGTACAGAAGTTGTTGAGCGTGTTATATCTAACCGTACTGCAGATAAGGTTAGAGGTTTAAACCAAACAGAAAAAGTATAAGCACATGGAGCTAATGTAACTGTTTGATATAAAGTGGTATCAAACGTACTAGCTGCGCTTATGCTTAACCTATTGGTTATAGGGTAACTATTATCAGGTGGTACGTGATCAGACGTTAAAACTGCGACTACAGAAAAATTACTACCAGCGCCCCCGTTAAATGTATTCCACTGATAGAACGATTCGGGGTATAAAAATAGATTTTCTCTACTTACACTTATAGATTGATACATCGTAGACGGATCAGCTCCATCTAACCATAAAGCACATGCAGGAATATCTAGAGGTGTAATAATCATTTAATAAAATTATTTATACGTAAATTGTAGATGTTCTATTATCCCAGATAGCATTTTGTGCTATCCCTGTATTAAACACGCTCCCTACATTTGTGTATATAATCCTTCTAATAGTCCAACCTGACGAGCTTAAAGCCGTTCCAGGTAATGCAGATCCAGAGTACGAAGTAACCGGGTTAACCTGAGTACTTATATTCTCTAAATATTCAAATCTTCGTGTTGGTTCGGCCCAAATTGCTGAATTAGATCTTACAAGTGTATGAACATCGTTTGTGTAATTCTGTACATATGTTGCTGCTGTAGTGCTTGCTGTCTGGTAAATAGTGTTTAAACTACTAAGCGGGACAAAATTAGTATTAACGTAATCTCTAGCTGTTGCACTCGCCGCAGGATAAACAGTGCTATTAATATAACTTACTGTAATATAATTTAATAGCTGATTATCTGTATAATCTTTAGCAGTAGTACTAGCCGTTTGATATATATTTGTATACTCTGTAACGTTAATAAAGTTACTATTTACATAGTTTTGTGTAGCGTATGTGAGTAATTGTGTGTTAATACTAGCTACTACCGAAGAACTCACTTGATCTGAAATAGTGTTAAGCTGATTTAAAGGTAAAAAACTACCGTCTGTTTCAGCTTTTGTGTAATAATCCAGTAACCTATTATCGGTATAGGTTTGCATTGTTACAGCAACCTGATTAGCCATAGTGCTAATGGTTACTTTTTTATTAGCTCCGCCACCTACAATAGGTATAACATCCGTAACATCCGGTAAAAGTTCTTCTGGAAATTCAGATATTTTTTTGCTAGCCATAGATATGTATTATTTATGCTAAAGTGAACTACCGAACGACTAAAGATCGTTCGGCTTCAGAACATAAATGTTCTTTCTTTTTAGACACTTCATAGCCGCTGCTTTTAAATTGCTTTAAAAGTCTTATTTTAGCTCCATGTCTGTAATCGGCAGTTCCTGCCGATGAA